CCAAGGTTTTCCAAGATGGACAGCATTTCATTAAGCGCAAAGGCAAAGATGAAAATCATCTGAATCGTTTCTAGACCGACAATCACATCTAAGCCCTTCGCCAAAGCGCAGACCCAGAGAATCAAGAATTTCTTGACAATGCCCCTGCACCCGATATCTGAGCGGAACTCGCCAAAGTAGAATGCGCTGTAAAGCCCTGTCAGGTAGTCAGCGAAAAGCAGAGCGCAGAGCCACCCTGCTTCTAATCCGCAAGTACCAAAGCACATCCCCCACACCCAACCGATAACGCCACCAACCGCAAGAACTGCACGCTCTAGTTGCGTTGGGAGCATCGAAGTAAAGAAGTCTTTCATAAGAACCTCTGAGGTTAGGCATCGAGGGCTTCTCGAATCTCGTCTTCAGTAAATCCTAAACGCTTCATTTTGCAAGTCTCATAGCATTTCAGTTCGTATAAGTCAGAATGTGCTTCGTGCCCGCCTTGCGCTTCGACTTCAACGACTTTGTAATTCTCGCTAATAGGCGCTTCTTCGCCTTCTTCGAGAGTCTTCACGAAGAACCAATCCTTGCAAGAGTCGAGTAATGCCTGCAACGCAGGCTTCCATTGCTCGGCAGGAAAGTTCTCTTTGACGTATAAATAATCCGCTTTAGTGTTTAAATTCTTAGGAAAGCCACGCATAGGTTTCTCCTTTATTTAAGTGAATGTGAAATATTTATTGATGCGCTTGATAGTTGTCTCGAAAGGCAACTCATTTGCATATCTTTGAATCTGCTTGATAAGAACCGTTCCGCCTGTGAAAATAACCCGCTCTTCGCCGCCTAGTTCAATCTGTAGCGTCAGATAATCTCTGCCTTCTTGCTGTTTAGATTTCCCGATTTGATAAGCCTTGACAATGAGCGTCTTATTAAGAACGTCTTCAAGCCGAATCTTGTTGCCTGAAAGAGGATGCTCGTCAGCGAAATCTGAGAATTTATGTATCGGCACAGCAGACCTCTTTATAAATCTCGTAATACCCTGACGCTGTTTTGAAGTTATGGCACTTCGCCCACCGCAACCAACCACCAATAGACGCTAGACGATTCTGTGCGACTTCTTTAAGAATCTCGCCATTATGAAATTCTTCGGCGATTTTCTGAATCGTCTTCTTCTGTCTTTTGGCTGTACTCTTTCTTAGTAGCACGTAACCTTCAGGGAAATATCTGTAACCGCAGAAATCAACACCTTGAGTAGTCGGGTAAACCTCCGCTTTCGATAAGATTAAATGCAGTTCATTCCAGAGAAAATCTCGCTCAAGTTTTTTAACCTCCTGCAAGAAAGCCTTGTCGTTGCTAAAGATAAGAAAGTCATCGCAATATCTAACTACTGCTTTGCACTTAAGAGCCTGCTTGAGATACGTATCGTTTTCATTGAGATAGAGATTGCCGAGCCATTGGCTTGTGTAAGACCCGACAGGTAACCCTGCTCGCTCGTGATTATCTCTGTCTCTAGATGTTTCGAGTTTATTAATTTCTTTCTCGATATCCTTGTGCTTGATCCCGTGTTCTCGCATCGTATAAAGATGTCGCAAGTTCTCGTCCCTCGTACTGATGCTGTCAATTATGCGGTCAAGAATTTTTAGAACTCGCTCATCTTTAATCTTGTGTCTTATGATGTCCTTTAGGATTCTGTGATTGATAGAAACGTAGAACTGTGAAATATCGAATTGCGCTACATACTTATATCTTCTTACGTACTCAGCACACAATGTTCCTGCTTTGTGTTGCCCTTTGTTTAGTCTGCAAGCGAAACTGAAAGGCTTCATCAATCTATCCCATATCGGCGAAAGGATATTGATTAGAGCGTGATGCACAAGTCTGTCAGGAACGAAAGGTAGCGCATAGATAAATCTTAACTTTGGGTCGTAGAGTGGAAAGCATTCATACTTCGAGGGTGTGTAGTCCTCTATAGATTCTCGTAGTTTCTGTTGCCATTTTTCAGGATTGCTTCTTACATCTTCGACCGCTTTCTTCTTCGCTGGACTTGTTCTGCCATTAGAACGGCAAGCATTAGTTAGAGCAAGAGAAAGATTCTCTCTGCTCATAATCTGCTCAAATAATCGTCCGTGTCTCCTCATATAACTTTGTCTCTTTATGTATGTGATGAGATTGGGCGTTCTCGTTTTGGTACTTGCCCTCCTCATCTCCGTTAGTGTGTTTTGCCATTACTGACAAGGCTATGCGTTCAGCCGCTTCGGATTAGAAGCACGAAACTACTTTTTCCGATACCGTCTCTGACGCTCCACGACTCCCGTTGTTCGCATTGACGTTCGCCGAAGCGTTGTTGCAATTGCACGAACGAGAACCGCAAGCCGAACTGTTATTCCAATTGCCGCCTGCGTGAAGCCCTATAACGCATAGCCCTTACTACTAAAACCATTTTCCGTTGTCACTCGTTTGCGCTCGTGCCAATACCACTTTGCCGTTTAGTCGGCTATCCGCAAGGCGTTAATCGCATTGACGTGAAGCGGCTCCGACGCTCCACGACTCCCGCTGTCCGCCCTGACGCTCGCCGAAGCGGGGTTGCAAAAGCACGAACGAGAACCGCAAGCCGAACCGTCATCCCAATTGCTGCCCGCGAGAAGCCTATAAAGTGTTCCATAAGTTTTGCCATAAGACCTGCCATCAATGCTTGAGTTATAGACAGATTCAGTCCATGATGACCCCCCTGCGAAACCGAGGTCGCCCGTCCATTGCCACAAGAAACCACAACAATCTTCCATGCCGAGGTTGCTAATCATTCGGATGCTCGCAGTATCTTTATGACCGCCGGTCGTTGTTTGGTCGCTAGAGCCGTAAATATTCGTTGCTTCGTTTGAGCCACGAGCCATCATCACGAACTCATCACGCCGAGGCAGACGCTTGCCAATTGCTTGATAGGCTTCGTTGAAAAGTTCTCCATGGAACGGTTTGGAACTTGAACCATCAGCGGTCGCTTGGCTGTACTTGCTGACTAACTTACTGCCATCCCAAGAACTGAGATAGATATCTATCCAAACATCCAGACCAACAGAGCCACCGTAGACCATCGCTTCGGGCGAGTCGCACTTCGGACGATGATATAAGTCCCAACACGATGCAGGAACGATGTCTCCTGCGACATAACCACTAAGCCAATGCGACTTATTCGTCTTTGCCAAAGAGTCCATATAAGTCGGAGTGCCAACGGCAACGCAAAGCGTGTGGAAGCCGCCAATCTTGCGAGAGTTTGCACTTGTATAGCCATCAGGCACGGTCGAGTTTGCAGAGATTAGGATTATCGGAACTGTTCCGCTCGAAGGCACGCAAGCGTATATATAATAGTCAGACCCTGCCGTTGGCGAGGTTAGGCTAATCGTAACCGTTGAGGTTGTTTTGTAAATCGTGCCGTTAATCGCTACGCTCAAGTTCTTTGGAATCGTGATTGACCGCTTCGCACAGGTATACAACGAAGGACGAGAAAAGAGCGTGTCGGTATTTGCGCTCACGATTGTTGGCTTATCCGTTAAATCATCATAACTGCCACTCGTTGCAACCGTTGCAAGGCTATTGAATTTAGCCGTGAGAACTTTATTTTGGACTGGGTTTATTGAAGTCGTTGATAATGCCGAATCAACATCCGAAGTCTTCGCATCAATAGCCGCCTTCACGACTTTGTTCGCTATTGGATAGGTCGATGTATCCGAGAGCGCCATATCTGTTGGAATAATCTCAGGATTCAACTGAGAACCGCCACCATTATTTTGAAAAAGTTTCTGCAAAAGTTTAGGGAATGCCATTTGAAATTCTCCTTAAAGATTGTTCGTGTTCACAACGATGCACATCGTCACAGGGATGTCTACATCAAACACGATGCTCGTCCGTGAAGTCTCGCTAAAGTCGGTGTACTGCAAGCCGTCTAAATACACCGTCAGCCGATTCTCGCCCATAGCGTGGTCTGCGACTGTGTACGCTGTTCCTGCGCTAATCACAGCCGAGCGACTCGCATCAACAGCGGTTGTCATCGTGCCTGTTCCGCTAGACGTTGAACCGCTGTAGCAGATTACTTCCACAAGGTCATCGGTCGTAATGTCAAACGTGAAGGCAATGCTCGTAGACGACACCTCGCTGTACTCAACGTCTTTAGAAAGCAAAAGTCCGTTAAAGTAAACGGCAAGCAAGTTATTGCCCATCGTGTAGGTCGGAACAGCAAGAGCAGTTCCTGCGCTGAGAGTTATGCCTGTCACAGAGTGGACGAGACGAGTCACGCTAGAGTCGGGCTTGTCCGTCAGGTCGTTGTAACTCCCTGATGTCGCCACCGTTGCGAGCGATGCCTTCGTTGCGAACTTAGAACTATTCTCAATGTCTTGCGTTATTTGGTCAGCGGCAACTTGTCTGAAGCCATCCGCAATTTCCTTGCTCATCGTCATAAGTCACCGCTCCAAAATTAAGAAGTTCCGTCTCGTGCAGAGGTGTAAACCTCAACGTAGTTTGTGGTCGTGTCGCCAATGGCAGTCTTTAACGCTGTCACTTCTGCTTGTGCTGTGTCGGCTTTTGAGTCCGCAGAGTTTGCTGTGCTGTACGCCGTGTCCGCTGTAGTCTTAACTTCGTTCACCGCATCAACGAGCGAGGACTTCGCTGTGGTGTTCAAACTCGCAAGCGTTCCGATGCTGGTCTTGTTTGTGTCGGCGGTTGATTGCGCCGTGTCTGCTTTGGTCTCGACTGCACTAAGTTGAGCAGAAGAAACCGCATCGATGTTCGTCCGAGCCTGAGCCTTCTGCTCTGTGGTAAGCGTCTGCGCTCCGTCATACTTGACGTGACCGCTTGCAATCTCCTGCAACGCCGAAATCGCATCCTGATTGTTTTCGATTGCGTCCGCTAACTCTTTCAACGTGTCGAGCGTCTCAGGCGCACCGTTAATCAAGTCTGTTACTGCCGCCGTAATTGCGCTCGTGATTTTCGTACTCGACCACGTTAAATTTGTGGCGGTCTGCGAATCATCAATTAATGCGGTTAGGTCAATAGAACCAATTGCCGCTTTCAGTTCGTTAATCGCAAGAACAAGACTTGTCTTCTGTTGCGTTGTTAAATCGGACAATGTGCCGATGTTCGCAAGAATCTGTTTAACGTCTGTTCCGATTGTTGAAGCAAGATTGCTAATCTGTTGTGATGCTGTCGTTGCCATTTAGTCTTCTCCTAGTTTGGCATTCAAATAGATTTCTACTGGGTCAAAATCAAAAGGCGTGTCGTTGAATGAGTCGCCTTTGTCGCCCTTGTCACCCTTAATTCCTCGCTCGCCTTGAACCAAAACCTCAACAATCGGTTCTGACTCAGGCATCGTGACCTCGATAATTTGGCAATCGCTTTCGCATTCGCTTACTTCGATTGTCGGCTCGTTATCGCTGTCGATTACTTCAATGCGAGGACAAGAGCAATTAGTCTGTGTCTGTTGGGGCAATTCGTGTTACCTCCGCTAGAACTTTTATCTTTCCCTGAATCGGTCGAGAGATTTCGCCGTTCGCATTCGTCAGTTCTAAGTCGTAGACGAGCGAGCAAACAGGGTATTGCTCGGTCTGCTCGTGATTGAACTTGATGCTGACCTTGCCATCGGCGATTGTCATCTTCCCATTAGACGTTGTGAAAGAATCAACCGCCTTTTGCGATGAGTACGTTGTCCGTAACTGCATCGCTCCTGTGTAGCCTGTGAAGTCGAAAGCGACCTTTTCGCCCGATGCGTCTTTCTCATAGAAAGCAAATACGAGCGTTCGGTCTGTGCCCTTTTGGAGTTTGAAAGAATATTCAGCCATTCAATCTCTCCTTAGTAAATCGTGATTTCGATTTCATCGCCGTTCTTCGCATCAAATAATAATTTGAACGTTGAACTACTCGCTCCGCTGTTTCCGATTTCAGAAAAGTTTTTGTCTTTGTAGCACTTAACGCCGTTCCAATTAACAGCGAGGTTATTCGCTCCAACAATGTAAGTTCGAGTTGGAATCGTTATCGCTGTGCCCGAAGCGGTGTCTTTGGTTAGCGTGATGACGGTTGTAAACGGAGTCTTCGCAGAAATATTTTTCCACTCCGAGCCATCCCAAAAATAAACCGCTTGCTCGCCTGTGACAAAGTAAACATCGCTTTCAACGTTGCCGATGCTTGCGCCGTTTGTCGCCGTACCCGAAGACAATTGAAGAATCGTGCTTACGTCTTGCGTTGTCTGTAGCGAAGGAGAAAGCGCAAGCCCGATGGTCGCTGTTGTTCCTGTGTCGGTCGTTGTCAAAACGTATTGGCGAAGCGTGTCATCTTCATACGAGATTAACGTAAGCACAGCGGACGGAGACAAATAACAATCTGCGCCGTTATACGTTACCTTGTAAGTCGTTTCTTCTTCATCATCGCTTGTGACCGCTGTAATAGTGAACGCCGTGCCTGTGTAAAGAGAGCCGTCAGCGTTGTAGAGTTTCGATTCTTCGGTAAGCGATAAATCCTGAACGTAGATGCGCTGTGAGCCGTCTTGCGTAAGCCACGGATAGAGGTTTGTCTTGACCTCAATCTTTATTGGCGTTTCTTGATAAGCGCAAGAGCCCCACGAACTAATCGCCGAATTAATAACCGCAACTGCATCAGAGAGAGACGAGCAAGTGGAAAAATTAAGTCCAGCATATTCCTTTAAATCACCTTCAACTGTGATATTGAATCCGCCGTTCGTAATCTTCTTTAACTCGTCAAGTGTTGTGTCGGGCAAGTCACCGCCTACGAGCGTTCCATGCGTCAGCGTTGGCTCAATCGGTAAGTCGGATTTCGTCTCGACCTCGCCCATATAGCGCATTCCCTTTTGCCAAACTAACTTAGTTCCGTTCGTGCCAACGAACTTGCCCATTTGTCCGTCTTGGTCGGGGATATTCAAGCCTGATAACTCTTGAGCGATTAAGCGCATCTCTTTCAAGTTCGTTTCCGATTGCGCCTGTGCGACTTGAGCGGCAGTCAGAGCGGACTCGATATTGCTTTCTGCGTCAATGACAATTTGCCGAGCGTTTTCTGCGGTGTGAGAAATCGCCGTTAAAGCGTCTTCGGTCTGTTGCGCCATTGATGCGCCCGACAGCGAACCTGTGACCGAGCGCACATATTGGAATTTTGTATCTGCCATAAGACCACCTTAAATGTGAATGCAGGGGAGCAAAGCGAGCGCCGGAGGTTGCACGGTTGTTGAACGTCCATAGATTGCGTTCGATAGCGAAGCATCAAAACCCACCGTACCACCGCCCGAGTCGCCGTCTGCACCATACGATAGATAATCCTTCGTATAGAAAGCGCCTGTCTTGCGAGCCGTCCCATCGTTTACGTTTCCATCGAACGTGCCTGTAATGTTCGGCAAGCCTGCTTCTTTATATTCGCCGACAGCGGTCTTTGTGCCCCACGCCACACGGTCAATTAAGTTCGGAAGCGTGAACGTTGTCTTGCCATCGCCTACGCCGTACTTAACACCGATAACGGAGAACAAACTTGCGTAAATCGTGCGACTGACTTGTGTTCCATCGCAAACTAAATATCCTGCGCCTTGCTTTCCTGCGTCACAGGCAAACCACGCAATCGTGCCTGTTAAAGAACTTAACGCAGAGTCAATTTCGCTCTTGACTAAAACCATATCCGAATAGTCGAGCAGTTTTTTCCAATACGCTGAACTCTGTGCAGGGGTCTGTCCTTTTGAATCTGCAACAGATAAATAAAACGCTCCGTTGTATCCAACAATGGCAGGTGGAGAATATGAGCGTGTCGAATCCCAATTGAACTGCCCGCCTCTCGAATACCACTCTAAATTAGCGGTAATCTGTCGCAAGATGCCGTTGAAATCTTGACCGTAAGGCGGAACGCCACCATCAGCAATTGCCTTCGAGCATTCGGGCGGAAAGCCTGTGTCAAGGCTCGTGCGCCCGCTGTTTGGGATTGCTTGCGATTCGGGCGGAAGCGGTGCATTGCTTGTGTTCTTATTCGCCCAAATAGATTTAAAGATGTAACTTATATCTAATGCCATTTGTCCCACCTATGAAATCGGAGAAGTGTTAAAGATGCCGTAGTTAAAGAGCGATAACTGCTGACCGTTAAAGCCGAACATCGAAGAGTAGTCAATCGTTAAATTAATTCCGACTCCTGCTGGCTTTAAAATGTTCGAGAAGTAACGCAACACAATGAGCGAAGATGAATCAATCGCATCATTGATGTTTAACTGAATCGACATCGTTCCTTTGTCTGTGATGCTTGTCGAAAGTCCCAGTAGACGAGTAAATAAATCGTTCAGCGTCTTTACGTCACTGCGACTTACATTTGTTGCCGCTCGCCACTTTAGAATCGTTCTATACGTGATATCGTCAAGCGTTACCGTGCTATTGTTGATTTCGATTGTGCGTTCTACACCGATGCGCTTTCCCCACCAATCAAGAAAAACGCCCTCGGCGTTATCAAGATTAAAAACATCGTCAAGCAGTTCTTTCAATTCAGGCGATGCGTCTATCTCATCTTGAAAAATCTCGCCTAAGCCCATCAAGCGAACCGAGGTGTTGTATTGCGTTTGTAAAGCAATAGAAACATACGTCAGCACGTCCGCAATCGAATAGAAGTCGTCTTGCGTGTATATATCACGCCACGTCTGAGTGTCGCTCATAATTAACTCACCGTTTCAAAAGTGATATCGGTCGCTTGCAATGTCGGCATTTGATTTGCGTTGATAACGAGCGAGTCCGAATAGGTCGAGCCATCAACCGAGAGAGTCGCTTTCTGCAATACAACGCTTGTCAGCGATTGAGCAACGTAGAAGAACCGAGATGCGTAAAGCGTCTGCGCCATCGTTGCTCTTGCGTTACTGCCCTCGCCATTAAAGTCCGCAATGATTGCTTCTTTCAAGGTCGCCTGAACTTCTTCAGACACTTTCTGATAAGACGTTATCTTGATATAAACACGCTCGGCAGTCGCTCGGAAGATTTTGTATTCGTAAGCCTCATCAGGGTATTCAGGGTCTACGTAACTAACGGTATCCGTTCCGCTTGTTCCGCATCCTGCATCTTTCTTTTTATAAATCGCTTTAGCGATATCTTCGTCATTGCCACCGTAGACACAAACGCCGATGCTGTGGCTTGTCAATTGAACGCCATAACTTGTGACGCTTTGATTCGTGATGTTCTCAAGAACGGTGCAAGCGATTACGCCATCTAATGCCAACACGTCCGCACGAATTGCTTCAATCGTGCCCTGTGCGTTATTGGCTAAAGAGATTTTGATACGTGCTAAATATTCCGCATCGGTTTCACGGTCTCGCCCTGTAACTCCTGCGCTCTCATTGTCTATGGTATCCCATCCTGCAACGACTGTAATAATCTTTGTCACGCTGTGCGAGTTGATAACGATTGCGCCGTGTTCGACCGTTGAGAATTGTCCTGAGCCTGTGCCGTCTGCGCTAATCGTGATTCCCTCGGTTGCAAGCAAGCGCAATTTATTGCCGTTCGCATCTTCAACTAAAGAACCATACGGAACTACAGTTCCTGAAATTCCTGTCACCTCGCACGTTACTGTTGTCGGCTCGCTCATCTTGCGTTCAATAAAGTAAAGAGAACCGAGCGCATCAAGCCACACGCCACGAGCCGAAGAGAGGTTGAGCATATTTGACAAGTAAGCGATTTCAGCATTCTTTGCTTCAATCTCTGCGACAAGTAAATCTACGACTTGCCCCATCGGAGACGCAGGGTCGAGATTAAGCAATGGGTCGCTGTCGCTTACCTTAAATGCTTGCTGAACTTTCGTGACGATGTTCGCTCGAATCGTTGCGGTGTCTTGAACTCGAACGCCTGTTAGTGAATTAAATGAAAGCCCTGACATTCCTGCCGTCCTTTGTTGTTAAGTTAATCTTTCCCGAAAGCACTCGGTCTTTGCTGAGAGGGTCGAGTTCGATTGAATCAACTTGCTTCACGTCATCGACTCGAAGCGTTGCCTTGCGCAATTCGTTTTCCGTTAGCGCAGTTTGAATGCCTTGCCCTAGTTGCGATTCAAGATGCTTAACGCCTTCTTCCCATCGAAAGTAAGAATCGTGGTAGCACATACGACACTCACACGCTACGTTTTGCACGGTCGCTTCTGTCTGCCGTAGCATTGCAAGGTCGCCGTTTTCATTGACAATAAAATCCCATCCCTCGCTAAGTTCGGGGGTGTACGCTGTGTGATTTGCCATCGCTTAAATCCTATTGTGGCGTGCTGGTAGTCGAAGAACCCGACTCAACGCCACCGTGAACGTGTGAAGAAAGACTGATGCCTTTGCCCGAAACGTCACCTGTTGCCGTAACATTCGCTTTGGTGATGATGTCTTTATCTGCTGTGATTGTGTCGGTTGTCGTGACCTTGCCAATGATATGAACGTTGGCTTTAATCTCGACTTGACCATCATTAATTTCGATATAAGTCTGTGGAGTCTGCCCCCAATAACCACCGATATAAAAACCATCGCTCATATCGAACGCTCGATAAGTGTCAGGTCGCTTCGGTTCGTTACCACCAGTTAAGACGCTAACATCACGTTGTGCGAAAACCGCAAGACCTACGTCTCCTGCCTTCGGGTCGCAGATAATTGCACAAGTTCCTGCTTGATATCGAAACCATCGCAATTTAGGAATGCTAACTTGCGGAAGACCGTTGCCTTCATTGTCGACTTGCATAATTAGCGGAGTCGCTGAAAGATACCCTGCACCGCCCGAATGATTCGGACGCTCGACTTTATCAACACGAACAGGAATAGCCGTGTGAACCGTTGTTAGAATCTTTGTCAGCATCAAATAGTCGAGTGCGTTTTGCTCGCTCGTACTCGTGAAAGGCGAAAGACTGCTCTTGCGTCCGCTCATTGCTTCACCTCTAAATCAGACATAAAGATACCTGTGCAATCGGTGCGCCAAATTTGACCGTTTGGATTGCTCGCTTTAATCGTGTGTGCTATTGACGTAATCAACCAAACGCCATCAGTCGAAGGCACAACGCTTTCAACTGATACCTTAGATTGCAATTGAATTTGCGGATTGAAATTTGTCGTGAACGATATGCCGTTATTGCTGACACGTGGATATCCGATGAGACCCGTATCTTTATTAATCAATATCGCCGTGTTCTTTCGCTCTTGTGATAAAGGAGAAAGAAACACAACGCCGTTGTCGATATAAACATAAGCCTTAACGTGCGAAGCGGCATCTTGCATCTTCGCTAATGGCGAGCCATTTAAAATGCAGTCTCTGATTGATTGCGTTACGCCATTGTTCTCGAACGTGTAGCCGTTTTGTTCTGCAATCTTTTTGACAATGCTCGCAACGGTTGCGCTTCCATTAATCGCAAGCGGTGATTCTGCTTTCAAAGAAAGATATGCTCCTGCTCTTGCGTTGATATGCAATACAGGTCTTGCGCCGTTTAAATCTGCGCTCGCTTCCATAATGTCGCCGTAGTAAATCTCAGGCAATTCCGAGTCGGGCGTGTCTGCGTCCCCTGCTTGAACGATTACTTGATTCCACGACTGGAACAGTTGGCGGTAATTCGTCCAAACAATCTGCTTCATCGTGTCGGTCGAAAGCCCATAGATATTGATATTCGCTTCGCCGAGGTCTCCGCCACCGCTCTTGCGAATCGCAACATCAACAGCGTTTTGCGAAAACGTGTATTTAATATTCTCGTTTTCTTTATTGACGAAAACCGTCACGATGATTTTTTTAATCAGGTAAGAAGGCGAGGTCATAGCACTTCGGACTCAGAGTAATAAATGAGATTAAAGCGGTCTTCGATTTGCGATGCGTTCGGATGCGCTTTGCCTTTCGTGTCTATCCAAGCAAACTTGCCTTTGAGTTTCGTGGCGAACGCAGGGAACAGCGTGTTGTTATTGCAGATAACGTTATCGAAAATTTTCTCTTGGTCAATCGAAAGCGTCATATACATTGCCGTGCCATTCTGTCGCAATTCGATAATGCAGTTCTGACCGTCAAGGTCTACGATGAACGACTGAAACGCAATATTCTGTAGCGGTATGAGTTGCATAGCGATTCACCTAATCAACATTTGTATCCCATCCATCAGCGGTAAGCGATTCATCGCTCCCGATATTGGCTTGCACCTGTTCGGAGTATGCGTTCGTTGCCTTCGCATCGTATTCAAACGATGTCTTATTAGCGGCATTGGCTGTGGTGGTGCGCTTAACGCCTGTGTTTACTTTGCTCTTGCTCTTATCGTCTGCGCTGTTCTTATTCTGCAATTCAACGCTTTCGCTCTGAAACGTAATCGACCGCACTTCTTTAAACACGCAGTCGATAATCGTCATATTGTTTCCGTTGTTCGCTTTGTGCGTTATCGAGTAAGACAATAAAGCCATACTCTCTTTGACAAAGTTCGGCGTGACGATAGTAAAGACATCGGTCGATTGCCTGAAGACATCGAGCGCACCAATTGCGATATTGGTCTTGTCGTTACTTCCAGTAAACAACAGCGTCAGCGATTCTTCGTCAGGTTGTTGCACCTTGTCATAAGCGAACAATTGACCGTCCTCTTGTGGTTCGGTCGGAATTGATGAGCGAGCAGAGTATGTAATGCTTTCGATAGCGTCATACTCTACGAACTTGTCGCCGTTTTCATTTAACACCGCCCAACGGCTCGAGTCAATCCCTTGCACCTTATGGATTAATTCGTCTCTCGTTTCTTTGATTGAGGAAATAAAACTCATTCGTTACCTCGTAGCCGTAAGCGTTGAAAGCGTTGCTCGTTGAAGCGAGCGGTCTGTGCCTTTCTGCGTTGCCTGTGCGACTGCCTTCGGGTCTGCGTTGCCATTAACGGTGATGTTATTCGTTGTCTGCACCGAGACCTGATTCGATTGATTGCGATTATCTGCGCTATTCGTTACAACGCTAGACGCAAGACCTGTATTCGCTCCCTCGCCACCGCCAAACGTAAACGCTGATTTAAACAGGTCACCGATGAATGAAAGCGAATCTAAGAACTTTTCCCACTTACCTGTGAATAGGTCGCCAATAGATGCGAACGCTTCAGAAATTCCGCTCTTAATAGCATCGAGCGTTTTATTAAACGCAACAGGAATAGCGTCAAACGAAATATCAGGAATCGCAGATTTAAATTCAGCCCATCGCTTCGACAAGTTCGCAATGATTGAATCGAGATAGCCGAACTTAGCGAGCAAATAAATAATGCCTGCAATAATCGTAGAGATTAACGCCGTGACTGGATTTAATTTTGTCACGACCGCTACAATCTTTTGCCCAAAAGAAATAATCGCAGGAAGCCTTACGCCCATCCATTCAATAATGCTCTTTAGGCTCTGACACATTCCGACAACGGTCTTGATGCCTTTAATCGCAACAGGCATAGCGAGCAAACCGATTAGCGTCTTTACTGCGGTCTCGCTCTTTTCAATCGTCAGCGCAGTTCTATTTAACCAATCGAAAACTTTTTGAACAATCGGAAGGACGGTCATCGCCATTGTGTTGCCGAGCCGTTCGGCAGAGCGTGTGACTCTGCGCCATTGCAACGATGCTTCGCTTGCCGCTTTTATCTCGCTCGCACTCCGTGCCGTTCCTGCAAAGCGGTTTGCGTAGTTTTCAGCATTAGCACCTTGCTTTAGAAAAATCATACTCGCTTCGGGCGACAGCCCGAATTGTCGCAAGTATTGAATTTTCGTGAGCCTGTCCATCCCCTGAATCGCTTTGCCGATTCCGAAGATTTGCTCATCGCTCATTCGGTACTTCTGCTTTAGCGCAACGATACCCGAAACAAACGCTTCGTATGAACCGCCTGCCGCTTCGTTGGCTTGCGCCCACTTGTCGAGTTTCGATGCGCTGATGTCCGAGATTTCAGAAAAATGCTGAAGTTGCCGACCGCCCTCGGCAAACGTGTTCCAGATTTTCCCCATCCCGAAAATCGAAGCGAGCGGAAGCAGTAAACCCTCGATGCTTTGACCTAAGCCTTTCGCTTTATCTTGCAGAGAAGCGATTTGCTTTTCTCCGCTTTGCGCTGTCTTCGTTACTCCACCGAGGGACGCTTGCAATTTCTTCAATGCGTCAAGCGTTGCCTTTTGGTCAATACCAATTTGAATTACATAAGACTCGATAGCATCAGCCATTTTTAGCGTCCTCGATTGCTTGCTTTTGCACAAGCCACTCGTGATAGTTTTTCAAATAAAGTGCTTCGTCTAGGTTGTAAGCATCTTCGAGCGTGTAGACCGTTTTCAGTTCGTGCAATGTCGCAAGACCTGAAAGAACCAGTCGCCCACACATTGGCGGTATATTCGCAAACGTTGCAACGCCCCGAACCTTGGCGCATTCCGCTTCAAATGCAAGTCTTAGGGGAATTTCAAGCCGTTGCCGTTTGAGAAAAAATCGAAGTTCACCTTAGCCGAATCAACACGCATTCTTGTAAGCGTAAGCGGATTTTGTATGAGTTCTTTAACGCTCTCATCGACTTGCGTCTCAAGATTTCCATTCTTGATATAACAGCAATGCAAGAGTTCATCAAGTAACGGTTTGGCGTTCTCGTATCCAATAGATGCGATTGCGCTAATGATGCCTTGGAAGTCTTTGATGTCACGAATCTTAGAAAGGTCTTTGCCGAGCAAGAAAGCCGCTCGCATTAGCCAATTCTCCGATTGGAAAGCGTCCATCTTGTGAATCGAGACGGATAACTTCTTACCGCCGTCATCGTATGTATAAAGATTCTCACTCATAAAATCCGCCTTTTAAAAATTACGCTGTAAGAATTGATGTGGTGCATCCTTCAAAATCAAATTGCCACGTTGTAGGTTGCAATGTGCGATTGACTGAAGGCATAGCAGGACAAGAACGAAGAACGCCCTTTGTGAAAACTGTGACTCGCTTCGTTGCAGGGGTGTAGACCGTGAGCGTCACCGTGTACGGTTTGTTATTGACTTGCATCGCTGTGCGGAGCATTTCAAGATACGTCAAAGAAGGCGAAGCCGCTTCAAGCGTAATCGTCACGGGGTAGACGTTCTTAATAACGCCTGCAACCATCTTGCCATCAACGCCCTTACGTGTTTCTGTCTGCTCGACATTCTCACCGCTCAAAGCCGCATCGGTTGCGAACTGTTCTAAGGCAAACCCTGCTACGACTAAATCTTCAATAATCATAATCGCTTGTACGTTTGCCGAGGTAATGTCAAAATTCTTTGCCATTTTGTTCACCTAATAAAAAGAGAGAGCGCATCGCTTGCGCTCCCTCGTGTGTTTGTGTGTATTGATTTAAAGAACCGTGACCGCTTCAATGTCCATCTTGTGGACACTTCCTGCGTAAGCCCAATAAATCAAAATCGTTGTGGCGTGACGCTGTGAACGTTGCGAAGCATCCGAGAGGTCAATTTGCGTCCAGTAGCCATTCAATTCAATTTCACTTGCCGCTGTCTCGCTTTGCGTCTCGGTCAGAATTTGCTGTTTCTGCGATTCGTTGAGCGTGATACCCTTGTCCATTGAGCCGTTATTCAACGCTTTGTTAATCGGGTCTTGCATCCACGCAGAAATAAACGCTTCGCCCATCGCATTGAACGGCGCACGATTGACTTGTGTTAAGCCATCCATACACGAACGCTGAATCATCGAGCGAATGTAGATAGCACCGTAGAGCGTATCAATGTAGCCATAGTAAGTCGATGTCAAAGCACCATCGAACATAAACTGGAAGCGAGAATTGCGAGCAGAGAAAGAACCGTAATAAGAGCAACGGATATTCTCAAGAGCGACTGCGCTCGCTTCGTCATTGACGAGCGGTTCAATACCTGTAGCGGACTTGAAAGCCCACGTCTTCATCCCTTGCGCTCTATCCCAATTGATAGAAGCACCGCAAGCAAGAACGGCAGACGCTAAATCGTAACCGCTATACAAGCAGATGGTGCAGTTATATAAATCCATCAACTGAGCAGGAATCGTCTTTGACTGCGTGAGTTGATTGACACAACGAGCGTCCTTTGTCCATAAGCAATAAACATAGTCGTCATCAATATCAGCCCACGCCGCAAACGCTTTGGCTTCGTCAAGGTCTGTGACTTCCCAAATGGTTGTGAAGCCCACCCAATTGCGAGACACATTGCAAATTGCTTCGAGGTTTTCGGAGGCGGTCTTAGCATCCGAACCTTGCGAGGTCACCGCTCCTGCGTCTTCGGTCATTCCTAACGCTTCGGCAATTGTGCCTGTGGCGTAACCGATGGTTGCATCAGCACCAGTTGCGGTTGTGCTGACGGTGAACATCTTTAAATTCGCATCGTAGGCAAAAGTTAAATCGGTCACGGCTTCCGTTAGCGTATTGGCAACGTCACTAAACGATGTCGCACCGCTAAGGTCAATCGCTTTGCCTTCAATCGCTGTACCGCTAACGGTCACGCTAAACGTGCCGTCTGCAATCGCTTGCAATGTAGCGAGGTCATCGGTAGCGAGCGCAAGCCCACGCAACCACGCAGAGCAAGCCGAATCAATGTAGCGACCGACAAACATCCGCTTGACGCTCGTTTGCTGATTCGTAATGCCTGTGAAATATTGCTGTGCAAATTTTGCTTCATCGGACGTAGAGCCGAACAAGGCGGCAACGTCAGAAGCAAGTGTGAATTCCATCGCAGGAGTATCAGCGGGAATGAGTGCGCTCTTTGTGAGCAACATTCCATTCGTTTCTAAGTCAGCCGAACCTGCGCTGATGACTCGTGGCGTGACACGGATAATATGGTCAGCAGAAATACTCATAATTTCCTCTGTTATTTGTTAGGCGGAAACCTACTATCAACTGGAAGCACCTCAACCTTCACTTCGTTAAAACTATCTATATCCGCTTTGATGGCGTGGGTATAGGTCACGTGAAGCGTTGTCGTGTATCGCTGAACGTATTGCTCCGCATCAACGGTTAAAGTTGTATTTCGCACGGAGTCACCGTAAAGCGAAGTGAAACCGTACTGCCTAAAAAAATCAGTTCCTAAAACTGTGCGAGCAAGAGTCTTGATGTTCTCCGCTCGATATCGTGCTTTCTGTGCATCGTCCGAATAGCAGTCAATCTGTATCAACACCTCTTCGAGTTGATAGATGTAAGGCGTAACCGCTTCATCGGTCGTGACGTAGCGCACTACAGGCGTTCCGTGTTCGATGTAATCAAGAACCGTGAACACCACATATTCATTAGTGTTTGCAGGGAGAGCGATATTATTTTGGTTGCCGAGAAAAATATTTTTCTTCAGCACGTCCGAACAGCACAATGCAATGTAAGCCTTGATGCCTTTATTTAATTGCTCGGTGCTGACGGCTTTGGTCGATGTTGGCGCACTATGTAGCATCTTCATATCCTTCAGGTGGATTGACTTGTAAGACTGCCCGAACGCTTACCCATCCAACATCGGAGAAATTATCTTCAATCGCTACAACGAGCCACCACGTGCCATCTTCACGCTTTAGATAATCTCCATTGCGAGCAAGCGGTCTAAAGATTCCCGAAGGTTGCGTTAGCGCATCGCTTGCAGAGTAGAGATAGATTCTTCGCACGATGCTATTTTGGTTCGCAAGGTTTGCGTGAAAGAGCGAAGCATCGCCAACGCTCTGCACCTGACCTGAGACGGTTTCTTCTTCGTAGCACGGCGCAATCTTTCCCTCGTCATCGCTTTCGCTTTGTCCAGTAGAACGAACGTGAAGCAATTTCTCGTCAGGATGATTGAACGTTATTGCGCTCCGCACAATTTGGTGTAGGTTTAAAGACATTAGAGCCCGAGCCTTTTATGAATTAAATACGCCATCGAATTACGCAATGCGCCTTTCGCTTTGAGAGGTGTAGTCGTTCCATATCCTGCATCCTCTTCAACTTTGATGCCTTGCGTCTTTTGTCGATAAAGTTCCATCGTCATCGGTGAACGCTTTTTAAAACGTGTTCCGCCAACACCGCCGTTGTCTATTGTTTCCCGAACATCTTCGACTGCTGTCTGTGAAGCCATCGACAATGCTTTAATCGGGACATAACCGCCTTTGACTGCATTGATATAGATTCGCACCCATTTCTTCATCTTCTTTTGCGCCGTGAGATTTAAGAACGGTCTAGGCGGTAGCGTCAGCGTGTTATTTCGCTTTAGAGTGATTCCAAAGTTATGACGGAAAAACCCGACTTGTTTCGCTGAGATACGTTGCACCCATCCACGCTCTAAAATCTGCGCTAGTTGTGCCATCGTGAGCGGTTTATCTTTCTCGCTTTTCTTTGGCAACACGCTATTCGATTTCGATGTGACACCAACATCAGAGACGAGACCGTGCGCTTCTTTCGCTTGTTGCTCTAACGCTTTTAAGCCACCGCCTTTTGTCGTTCTGCGAATCTTTAACATAAAAAAAGAGCGTCACTCGGACGCTCGCTTATTTTCGTTACTGGATGTTTTTAAATCGTCTTGCGAATCGGCTCGCCTTTCTTGCGCTCTGCCCAATACTTGCGGTCGTGTTCGTTCAACAATTTATTGAACTCGTTGATGTTCTCGTCTTCGGTATCTTCGGGCAAGTAATCCTCGCCCTCTTCGATATCGTCCGCATCATCGTCACCGTCAATAAATTCCTGCGGTAGATTTCCAAACAGCGCATCGTGATACTCTTTGCGCTCCTGTTCGGTCATCGCTTTCAATGTGTCGTCAATCTCGTTCGGATGCTCGTCAAGGTATTTAGAGAAATCTCCAACACCTAACGAATTTAAGAACTCGGCGTAAGCCTTACCACGTAATTTGTTTGCTCCCATTTTTAGACTCCTGTAAACATACGCACATACGCATCGGCTAATTCAGGGCGATGCTTAAATAAAACTTGTGGCGCAATGTAATTCTTAAATACGACTTTAGAAGAATCGCACAACGCATTAGCGGCATAGTTCACCGCTTCGGCGCAGGTGCGCTGATACTTCTTTTCGTCTTTAAGAATCGACTTATCTCTCTTGATGGCGGCATCCATATAATCGCTTGCTTTCTGCGTAGCGGTCACACGGCGGAAATCGTGAGCCTTGAAGACATCATCGCCAAGACCAACGGTTGCGCTTGTCGCTTTGAGATAATCGCCTAACTTGTCATAACTCACACCAAAGAGCGGTTTTCCTGCTTCTGCGGTCTTGAGTTTTTTAGTAATCCATTTCTTCAAAAACTCGTCTTTAATATCCAAAATCCACCACGCATTTTTGGCGGGGAATTTGCAAATTAAATTACCACTCTCGTCAATCTTAAAATGTTCGGGACGCAAGGTTGATGCGCCGTAGGTGTCATTATCGGTCTGCTCTTTAGAGCCAGCACGAGCGAGCGTCTGATGAATGAAGTACGTAAGAACCGCTTCAGGCTTTCCTGCTTTAATATCTTCGCCGACTTGTTTAATGAACTTCGGCATATTGCCCAAGAGCCGTTCGGTCTTAGCGTGTTTCGCTTTCTCTCGCACGTAACGAGTATTTGGCGAGTAAGAAATAAAGCCATTCTTGCCGTTTGGCATCGTGCCTGTTGCAAGTTGCCCTTCGGCGACAGCAAAATCAGAACGCACTCGCACATCGGATGTTTCCGCAGAAAGAACGTTCGAGAACTTTAGAACCGACATTGCTTTTTCTAATTCCATCGCTCGCTTATCATCAAGTGCCTTGCCTTGATACTCCCAAACGTATTCGGGCTCACCGTCTTTGCGCTCGCCTTCGTATCGTCTTTCTTTGCGGTAAATTAGCGTCTTCGGGTCTACTTCGCTAATCGTATCTGCATCAATCTTCTTCGCTTTCTTGAAAGGCTTTGTCGCTTCTTCAACCGCTTTAAGGTCTGTCGGCTTTAACGCTGTCAAAGTTTTCATATAACGATTCTTCGGCTCGTCACCTTCAGCGTGTTTATTGTCGCCTTCTTTCTTATAAGCGTGTAACGTAGACTCAACTCTGCTGTGACCTTTCTCTGCAAATTTACCGCCCTCGCCACGAGGATGTAGGCTCTCATCCCACGGCTTGTCATCCATCGCAACAAGAGTATTAATTATAAACTGTTTTGCGGTCAGGTCTTGGTCGTTTTTCCGTGCAAAATCAACGCCTAATGCATAGAAAAAGCCTTTCAAAAACGCATTAATTTCTTCGTTCATTTTCTTTATCCGTAAGGGTGAAAATTATTTCCACGATATAAGCGACCGCCCAACTGGAAACGCCGAAGCATCATCCAATATGTCGCACCGCATTCAGTTTGAAGCCACCATTGCTCTACGGTCGAGTTCGCTCGCAGTAAATCAAAAGACGTGCTGACGCTCCCTTGCGATGCGCTCGCCACTCGCCCTGCTGTTCCGCTCGGATTGTTTACTTGCAAGGTCGCAAGATGACACAGCACACAATACAAAGCCCACTTGCGCTTGTTAATTGGTGGCGTTGCGTCAGGGTCGTATTTAAAAAGCGATGTCTCGTCTGTATTGCCTACGTACTCGACCGCAATTTCCCAAAGCATCGAGAGCGAAGCATCGCTTATTTTTTCTTCCGTGAGATATGGGTGCATATCTCGGAACTCCATAATGTCTAAAACAACTTCAGCCATACTTCGCACTCCAAAAACTATTAAGCGAGTTCTTCTTTCGGCGTTTCGCTAACGCCGACTTTCTTCGGGTCAATCGGTTCTAAACCGTGACGCTGTTCACGCAATTCGCTTTCACGAGCAAGGAAGTTTGCTTTAGTGCCAACTTCAACGATGCAAGGAATGTGACCGTTAACACCTGTAAAGACCGCTTCCCGACCGTGAATTTTTAAAATCGCTTCCCAGTCTTTCTTTAAAAGCGATTGAGCGAGCGAGCCATCGACTTGCAAAATGCCACTAGCCTTGCCACGCAAATTGCTGTTTAATCCTGTCAGCGTGATAGATTTAAATCCGCCCTTACCATCGGGGATATCGTCAAAGCGAATATCGAAGGGAAGATGGCAAGCAATAATCGTAGTCTCGCCTTCAACCTTTACTTCTGCAGGCTCGTCAAGAGTTGCAACGACTTGCGCTTGTGTTTCAACGCTAACAGTTTTCTTGTTCTTTTTAGCCATAATTATTTTCCGCCTTTTATAAAAAAAGCCCCCAAAGCGTTTAAGCAATGGGGGCGAGTCAAACTACTTTAATCTAAGGAAAAAAGTAAGATGAAAGATTTTTACATTAGATGCCTGTCATCGTAGCGACAAGACTCGGACGCTTGATAACTGCGCCATACGTGCCACCGATAGCCTTCTGATTGAAGTATGTGGCGTGAGATTCAACACGGCTCAAACGCATCTTTTCAGAGTACGCATTAATCGTGGTGTCAAAGCCCATAACGTTTGGCACGGTCATATAAAGCATTTCACCTGCGGTCGTTGTCAACTGTGGCAACTCAACGATTTCGAGATTCGGGAAGTTATCCTTTAACATCTTGCGAACCGTTAAGCCGAACTGATTCGGCACATTGAGCATCGGCGCACGTGTGTTGGAAATCGCCAAAATGATACGGCTGTTTTGGTCGATGTTGCTTCCATTGTTCTTTGTGAGTTCAGACCATAACTTATTGATGTCGTTGTAGACATCCTGAACAAACCCATCGCTGTGTTTGCTCATCTTGTCTTCCCACGTTGTAGCGGTATCGCTTCCGACTGTGACGGTCTTCGGCGTGATGGTCGCATTCAAGTTCGGGTCATTGAGCAAGCCATAGGTGCGCTTACCTGCAACACCATAGAGATAGAACTTGTTGTGAGCGTTCGCAATCACGAAAGCCGCACCACGCTGTTTCTCGCCAACGAGCGAGAGTTTCGCTTTAGCGGCAATATCGCTTTCACGGTCGCCGTACTTGATGTTCGTTTGGAAGATGAAGTTTTGGCGTTCTGGAAACTCAAAGTTCACATCGGTTGTGCTGTTCTCTGTGAAATCAGAATAGGCGGTAACGTCACCGACTGTTTCACTCACAGGGAAAATCATCGTCTGTGTTGCCCAGTCGCCCTTGCGCTCTTCGGGAGCAATCTTCGTAGCGTTATGAACAGCGAAGAGAATCGGCATCACTTCAGCATCAATGAACGCTGTGTAGTAAGCAGGGATGCCGTTGTTTGGAGCGGTTGTTAAAGCGGAGTCCTGAGCGATGAGTTCAGCCGCTTTAATATAGTCGGTGCGAATCTGCGTGCCCTGAGCAGAGTAAGGCATAAAGCCTGTGGCAAACGGAGCGGAAACGCCCTTTGCCTTGGCGAGTTCAAAATCTGTAGCCATTGTCTAAATCCTTTTAAAAGATTAGTTGTTCGAGTGATTGGAGATAACGATTAAATCGCCTGACGCAGAAGCGGCAGTCTTCACAATCCAACCTGTGTCAACAAGACCTTCGGCGGTTGCGAAAGCGATAGAACCATCGGTCGGATTAACGAAGACGCTTGCGCCAACGCTAGCCGCACCTGTTGCTTCAATCACGTAGTCGCCCTGAACAGCGACCTTAACGGCAAGTCCTTCTTTGTAGACAAGGCTTCCCGATTCATCAAAGTTAAGATAACCATCAAGCACACGCTCGACCAAGCCGAGAGGTTTGGCGGACGCTTCGCCTGTAGCACCTACGAACGACTGAGCGACACCGCCTGTGTTCTCGGAAGAACTAGAAGCGAAAGCAAACGAGCCTGCTTTGGCTGTGCCGTCAGAAAGATAATTGAGCGGTGTGTAAACGCACTGTTCCGTTGTAACAGGCTGTCCTGCGACACCGAGCGCAGGATACATAGAAACGGTTTTCTGTAAAGCCATAGTTGTTTATTCCTTTACGTTTGAAAGAATTTGAGCCATTGCGTTCGGAGCGTCATCGTGCGCTTTATCTTGAGCAACGACTGCCTTTTTCGCTTGCATAAAGACATCGAAACAAGCACGTGCGTTAGAAGAGTCAATGCCCTTCGTCACGCCTAACTTCTTCAATGCGGAAACGTAAACGTCTCCTGCACAATCGAAGGCGGTAAATTTCACATCGCCAATGACCGAACGACAATCACGAATCGCATCGAAGCGAGCGATGAACTCTTTTTCAAGTTCCGCTTTCTGAGATTGCAAAGCGGCGTCTTGTGCGACCTTCGCATCTTCTTCTTTGTCTTCGTCTTGCGCTTTCGGTTCGGCGTGAGCCTTGCCGTACTCGAACCCTTTAGCAAAAGCCTGAGCGCAGGGGTCTGTGTCGCTGTCGTAGCCACACTCCTTAAGAGCGTTCGCCACGTCCTCGGCAAATTCGATGACCTCTTTCTTTTCCTCAATAGCAGGTGTTTCCGCTACTGGTGCTGTTTCTTCGTCCTGCTCGACTTCTTCCTCTGCCTTGACTTCTTCTTCGGGCTTCGGGTCTTCGTCTTTCGCAGGGTCGAGAATTAACGCTTTGACTTTGACTAAAACGTCTTCAGGCAAATTGAACTCGCCAAGAACAGCATCTAACTTCTGCTCTTGTGTCAGTTCCTCGCCCTCGTCTTTTGCGCCCTCAGTCGGTGCGCTCTCGGTAATCTTTTCTTCTTCGAGCGTAACGCCTTCGGGTTTCTTTTCCTCTGTGGGCATATCATCTTCCTTAAGTGAAGAATCACAAACAACAACATCCCTTCCCGCTCGTCCGCTTTCAACGAGCGCAAGATGTTGCGCCAAAATGTCACGCATCACGAAGTCGTAATGTGTGCCATCTTCCGTCTCGCCACTTGTGAACTCAGGGCGGTACGCATAGGCAAGAGATAACTCTTTGCATTCGCCATCGACAGCATCCATTCCTGCTTTGTCGAGAATGTGCAATGAGTTTTTTAAATAGGGTGCTTGCCACACCCCGTCTGTGCCAGTCTGTCCGACTCGTGTCTCCTTCGCTGGTGCTTCGGGATAGTCAAGATGGTGGCGCAGTTGAATAGGAATCCCATTAATGCTTTTCACGGTCTCAGGGCGAGAGAGTTCTTCTGCGCTCCTGTAGCCGTAATACACTTTGTTCGGGTCGAATCCTGCTTCTTGGTAGTTCGGTATCTCTCGTCCGTAATACGGTGCGACTTGTTCTTTAGTCAGATTGCAAGCCCTGACGTGAAGAAAGCCGTTATTGTCGTATTCACGGTGCGAGGAATCGAACGCAATTGTTGCGTGTTTCATTTTCCAGTTATCCAGTCAGGCAACACCTGCCTGTACGTGCATCGACAAAAACGCAGTTGTGCAGGTCGCACATAACCGCCAAAGTCTTTGTCGTATAAACCTTTATTTAAATCGAATTTCTTGCCGTCAAATTTCTTATGCGTTTCTCTGCTCGTATAAGCACCTGAGACGTGAACCCAAATGCCCTTTGTAATTCCTAATGCTTGCGAGTTCGCCATCTCGATTGATTGCGAAAAGCGATTAGAAACATCGAGCGCATCAAATTCAGATTTATTCTTGCGAACAACATCGACCATCGAAATTGCTCTTGCGAGTTCTCGTAGGTCTTGCCCTTGCGTAAGCGAATCAATCAGCACACGGCGCACTCGTTCGATGCCATCTGCATATCCTCTGCATATCGTATCGGTCGCTTCTTGCGCTAGTGCTTCGAGTTCCAATTGCGCTTGCGGTGATACATAACGACCACGCAACGCAGGAACAGTCCACGCATTTTTAATCAACTCGTCAGGAACGCCCGAACGAATCAAAGCCTTTCTTTGGTCGGCGGAAACCTCGGCTAAGACCGTTCGGGCATAACGCTTTACCGCATCGGACACCGCCGAGCCGAGGTCAGTAACCCATTCGCTCAAGTGCCTTGTGATAATTAAATCGACTTGAGCGGTAATTTCTTCAACGTCTTGTTTTCGATATAACGCTTTCGAGTCTGTCTTCTTCTTTACGCCATTGACCAAGCGTTGCGCTATGGTCTTTTTCGGCGATGCGTCTTGCGCTATTCCTGCGCTGACCGCTTCGCTTAGCAAATCCTGCGAGACTCTAAGAAAAAACGCCTGAGAAATTTTCTCAAGCGTCTTCTTAAACTTGCGTCGAGTTCCTGCGTTCGCTTCAATCGGTGGGAGCGTCTTTTGCTTCTTCTGCATTCTTCGCTCCTAGCAATTTAGAAATCTCATCAGCCATCGGCGATTGCTCGCCTTCTTCGTCAGGCTGTTGCGGCAGTTCTTCATCAAGCGTTTGCAATCCCGCAGGTTTGTAGGCTCGCATCAATTGGCGCAACTCATCGGCATTGATTGCCTGATGGTCTTGCAATGTTGCGAGCAGATTAGCGAACTGCGAAGACGTTTCGACTTTCTTCGCTTCGTCTTCTTTACCGAGTTCGTTAAACTCAAACGTCACAGTCGGGTCAATCTCGCCCCACTCTGCTAACTCGACCGCTTTAATCAGCATCAGCAATTCGTTTCTGAATTTCTCTTGCTTGCTTGCGATATGGTCGTAGTAATTTCTGATATCGCTTTCGCCTGTTGCATTAAATCCTGCAGGGCTAATGCCGAGCAATTTCACAGCAGGCTTGCGGTCAATAGCCGCCACAAACTCTAGAGACTGCTTCGCTATATCGGTTGCGCCGTTAATTTGCGCTGTAATATTTTGAACGTCTTCGCCTTCGCTGTCGCACACAAACACAGAATTGTTCGAGCGGTAGCGAGTCAAGAAATTCATTTTTGCGTCTAGGTCTGCAAGTCCGTTCGGCGTTGCGAGATACTTCATCGCATCGGTCTTGAAAATCATAAAATTCATTTTTTCAAGAAGTTCGATGGTCGCCGACCGTGCCTTATTCCAATGTAAGACGTAATCCCAAAGAATCTGCGCTTGCGGAATGCCTAGGCAGTTGTAAGCAGGAGCAAGTAACGCTGGAGGTAAATTATCAACGAACTTCACTAAGCGTGAAGCGTGAACTCGCTTACCGTACACCATCCACGCCTTCGGTTGCATAAAGTCCGCTCGCAATGGCTCAGAAGAGTTGTATTCCATTGGGCTGACCGTAATCGGGTCAATCACAACGAAGCGTAGCGTCTTGCCCTCGCCAAATTCCGCTGAGTCATTTGTTAGCGAGAGCGGAAGCGATGGGTCATCAGTTCCAGTATCAATATAGATAAAAGAACCGCCCATATAGCCCATCACGCTAAAGGCTTGATTGCACAATTCACGCAGATTGTATTTCGACTCAATCTTGCGTCCGAGCGTTTCTACTTTCTCGCTATCCTCGCCACCTGTTAGCGTAAGCCATTCACGAGTCATCTCGTCAGCGGTTGTTTGCACACAAGCCCGAATCATTCCATTTTGTGCAATCTGTTGCAATGCACCGTAACCGATGAATGTCGTAATTGGGTATTGACCGAGTTCGAGAGCGTGAGCCATCAGGCTTCCGCCGATGACATCAAACGAATCCGATAGGCACGAATCTTGAGCGATTAATTTTTTCTCAGACATTCCGAGAGTGCGAGGTAAGCGATAGAGCGATTTAATTTTCTCTGCGTTTAAGTGCTTACCCTGCGAGAGCAAGAGTTCCTCTCGCACCATCGGGCTAATTTTTTTTGTCTCTGTCATAGTCTTAAAAGCCTTAAATTCGATGGATGAATCCGTCTGCCTTTGTGCTGTATGTGGTCTACTAGGCTATACCTAAGTCCATCAACCACGTGATTCGATTTATCTTCAGGTATCGGCAAAATCTCGCCTGTGACCTTATCGGTCTTCCAAGAGTAGTGCCTGAACTCGTCCGCCGTGTGAACGCAACGAGGGTGAATGACAATCTTTTCAAACGAGCGAATAAACTCGATGCCTTCACGGATTGACTCTTTCCATTTTGGCGCACCGACAATCTTTAAGCCGTCCACCTTCGCTAAGTGACTAATGGTCTCAGGACGAGCGCAGTCCGCTTTGATTTCCCACTTATCGACATCGGGCACGGTGCGAAATAACTTTGCTATCTCTGTTATCTCTACGCCTAAGCCATAGGCTTCATAGTCGATATATAAAACCTTGTCGATGATGAAACAGCGCACGAGTGCGGTAGGGTCTTGAGCAAAACCGAAGTCAGCACCAAAGAACAAACGCTCTGCGCTTTCGTGCAATTCATCGGAAAAAGATTCAACAATGTATTTGCCTTTGAAGATACTGGCATTGGTGTTCGCACGGAGTTCACCGCCCCACACGTTAGCCGCCATCGCAGGGTCTACCTTGTAGAGGTAATCTTTTTCTTCTTTCAGTTCATCAGGAAACCACGGATTATCATCCCAATTGATTTTCTCAACGAGCGCATTATCTCTGTGGTGTGCTACGAACATTTGCCACACGGGCGTTTCTTCAACATCGGGGTTAAATGAAATCCATATCTCAGAGCCTGAGCCACGAATCGTAGGGATTAGCGTCTGCCACGAATCAGCAGAGATTAACTGAGCCTCTTCGCACCAACAGTAAGAAATTCCTTCTGTTGATTTAATGGAAGGGTTGTTGCGTAAGCCCTTGAAAATAAATTCACTACCAGTCGTGACGCATCGAATCTCGTCATTCGTGATTTGCCAATTCGCATCCCACCCAAGAGCCTGAATCTTATCTCTTAGCAAACGCCAAACAGAATCACGGATTGAGTTTTGAATCTCACGAGTGCATAGCACACGAACCTTCGTGTTCTGCGCTATAAACAGCAGACAAGAAGCGATGGTGTGCGACTTAGAACTACCTCGACCGCCATAAAGGACTTTGTAGCGATATTTCTTTGGCTCTAACAGCCGATAGATGCGAGCGTTATAAGCGTCTAAGACTTCTTCGGGGCTTTTAGTTTTTGAAACATCTGCTCCCATCCGTCCACACCTTCATTCTTTACGACCGCTTGAATTGCGTTACCGTCTGCGCCTGTTAGTTCTGTGCGATTGATTTCACGCCATCCGTGACATTTAAGCCAAAAGATTAAAGCGGTGATATTTCCGCCTTCAATTGCCTTCATCAATTTACCTGTGACGAAGGACATCGCTTTAGACTGCCCTCTTTTTACAGCGTCCGCAAAATCCGCATATTCTTTCTCTCTGCGGTTAAGCGTGTCCATTGAAATGCCGAGAATGCGAGCGATGTCTGCTTTGCTGTCGCAAGTCATTGCTAATCGCTCGACTTTCTCAAGGTCAATCTCAATCTTTGGGCGACCTGCCGTTTTCTTCTTCGGCTTAGTTTTCTTTACTGCCATAACGCTCACCGTTGGAATGGGTTATAAATCGCTAAGTCGCCTGTATCGGTTACGTCAATACCTTCGATGCGCTTCCAAGCATTAACGACTCTTGTCGTAAGCGGTAAGCAGATAATTTCATAACTCAATTTAAATGCCCATTGCGTAAAACCGAGACCGACCAGCACGTCAGCAGGAAACACCCCTGCGAATGCAATAGAGTAAAAAAGGAGGCTGTCTATTCCGTGAGCAAACACGGAGGACATAATCGCTCTATAACCGAAGCCCTTATCCGCTTGAATGCGTTTCAAATATGAAAGCAATGCAGAATTAAGCCAATCGCCGAAGTAATAACTTGCGAGCGAAGCGGCAAAGATTCTCGGAGCAGAGCCAAACACTAGTTCGTATGCTTCTTGACCTTTCCACCATTCAGCGTGAGGAATTAAAAGCATTAATTGCGTGAACAGAACAAACAGCACACAACAGGCTGTATTCATACGAATCGCAAAAATTGATTTCTTAATTCCGTAAACCTCGGTCATTACATCCGAGAGAATGTAGACAATCGGGAAGACGATAATTGCCGCAATTAAATCTAGTCCAAAAAACGAAATGGCTTTCCCTGCGAGGATATTCGAGACAATCAAAAAGAAAGCGTAAAACACGCAGAGGATAACAAAGCCCTTCGGGTAATTTTCTTTTTCCATTATGCAACCGCCAATTTATTAAGGTGCGACATAGCGAACTTGACACTCGCAACGTCAAAATAACTTGTTGAAGCCTCAAACACTTTAGTCTTTAAAGACCGCTCGACATCTGCCGCATATGCAACCCATCCCACTGCGCTTAAGATATTTGAACTATCTAGGCTGATTCGCCTTCCAGTCCAAAACGACTTTTGCGCTAGTTGTCTACAAGAAAACCCATAGCGTCTCACAAGGTCTAAAACCTCTTGTCTTGGCTTTCCTTCAAAATCCTTTTTTTTGACTGGGATAAAGCGTGCCCGACCGCCATAAAGTGAACAAGAACCGTATCTGCTACCTTGCAACCACGAAGACGAATCGCACGAGTACGGTTTATATTTTCTTAACACGCCTGAATTTGTCACTCCGAGTAGATGAACCTTCCTTTCTCTTATTACTCGAAACGCCCTTTGTAATAACGGAACTTTTAAATCTGTTCTTGCCGTGGCGATTCCACCTAGGGCTATATAGTCTGTCGTTTCGTAGAGTTCTTCAATAATTGAAGTGTCCGCACTCGCCGTAAAAACAGGGATAGGCTTAAACCCTCGCTCTAGCATTATTTGGTAATTCCTCGTTGTCTTGTCAGGGTCTCCGATGACGTCAAGCGAGAAATACCCGAACGGTTTGAAAGGTAACGACTCTAGAAAACGGCAGTAATCGTCAAGTCGAATCTCTTTACCTGACTTGTACGCTGTAAATGCTCCACAATCAACGAGAAGCCTTACCCCTTCTTGCGGAGACACGGCGGAGATGTCCATCTTGCAGAGGTACGGATACGCAACAAGCACATTACATTGCATACCACACGCCTTGCTGTTCTAGTGCGTTCGCAATTATTTCTTTGGCTTGTTGTGCTTCTTTAATTTTTACCTTTAGGGCGATTCGCTCTTTGTCTAGTTCCTTCTCATTTAATTCTGCCGCATCGCCTAAATCAGACTCCCAGCCGTTTATAGCAAGGTCGATTTCTTCATCGGAGAAACCGCTAAAGGATTCATACCCCCCCCCTATCTCTTTCAATTCTTCTAACTCAATCTTCAGTATTTCCTCATCCCACCCTGCGTCAAGAGCGAGTTTATTATCGGCGAGGATATAAGCCTTCTTCTGTGTTTCGGTTAAATGATTTTCTAGAATGCACGGCACTTCTTGCAGACCGAGTTTCTTTGCCGCCATTACCCTGCAATGTCCTGCGAGGATTCCATTATCATTAGAAATAATGACTGGGTTTAAAAAACCGAACTCTTTAATCGAACTTGCGACTCGTGTCACTTGCTCATCGGTATGAGTTCGGGCGTTCATTGCATAAGGGATTAGGTCTGCGACCTTCCGCATTTCAAGTTTAATTTGCTTTTCCATTTTTCCGCCTTTTATTTTTAAATGGTTAAGTTGCAACAATCGAATTTATTCGGATTGAAGTTATCTCTCCAATAAACATAATGTTCGGGAACGCTCTCGCCGACCGTGATTTCCGCATCAGGAAAGAACTCTTTTAATTCGTTCATTTGCTCAATCTTTGTCACGAGCGGCAAATGCTGATATCCGCCGTAATGGAGCGAATACTGATTTAAATCGAAGATGCCTACATTAAAAAGCCATTGCGCTATGAAGTGATTAATACGCAAGAACTCAACGAGAATTTTTCTCGGTGCGATTTCTGCGATAACCTCTTTGTCGATGAACTCTTTAAAGTATGGCGAGAGCCGAAGGCATACATCTAGATGCCCCTCCCCGATGCTCTGTAGAGTTTTAATCGCTTGTAGTCGCTTGCTCGTTAACGATGCTTTCTCAAATTCAAGTGCGAGATTGTCATTCGTACTCGTTACCGAAATTTGAACGTGCGCTAAATCCTTATCCAGTATTTCGAGATATTTATCGGTTGCGATTAAATGCGACTTCGTCACAATCAGATAATGAATGCGAGCATCATTTAATAACTTAATCGTGTTGTATGTAACCCGATGCTCAGTCTCGCAAGCCTGAAAGCAATCGGTCATTCCGCCTAAACGCAAAACGCCATTAAAGCCTTGCTTCTTTAGTGTAGAAATTTTCTTCGCTATCTTGTCGATATCTGCGACCTTCGGTTGCGATGGATTCCACAGACCACGAAAAGCGAGGAGCGACTTAGCGTAGCAATATTGACAGTCGTGCGTACAGCCACAACCATACGTATCTAAGCGAGTGTTATATCTGCACCAACCGCCATCTTTTCCATCTCTGCCACGGTCGCCAACGGTTTTAAAGAACGATTTAAATTCTTCCGCCATTAATTTTTTCCGCCGAAAAAAAATGCCCCACCATTTGGCAGGGCTTGAGAGTTGAAGTCTCGTTCAAAAATTCATTGCACGGCATTAAGGTCTCAGCATCGGACGGTCTGAGACCTGCGGTTGTTTAGGTATTTTTATCACTAAAAATTTCAAGGAGTCGATTTGGATTTGGAGACTTGTCCGATTCCGCTTGCCGATTACTCGCCAACGGTTTGAGCGTGACGCACTAGAGGGGGTTTGCGTCATAGGCTTGTTGGCTTCATTGCGCTTCTCTAAGGAGTGAAGCAATGCGAACTAAAATTCGCCAACTGGTGGTGTTCAAAATAAAAACCTCGCCCGAAGCGAACTGCGTATCATCGCAGGGCTTCATTGCGAGGTTCGGTTAAAAGACAAACGCCAACTATTTCTAGTTGGCGCTTTTTCTTGATTTTGTAGGAGCAAAACAAGAATTTAACTTTTTCTAGGCACGAAGAATCAGCCCATCAGGCTGAATCTTCAATAGCGTTTCAAATTTGTTAGACCGAATACTACAAGATTTTGTGCGCTTGTCAATACCTAAACACAAAATAGGTTTCTTGTGCGTTGTTATTTCATCGAAATTAATTTTGCGGACTTTCGTAAGGATTGCTCTCTTTCTTCTGCACGTAGCGCATTAATTGCACTTCAAGCCGATTCAAAATCTCGTCATACATAAACGGAAACACCTGAGCATATCTTGCTCGGAACTTTGTCGCCTTCTTTGCGTCATAAGTGTTCTCGAACGTCTCAGACGAAAAGCCTGTTAGGTATTCCGCTTTCAAAACTGAGAAATCACGAGCGAACAGCACCGAACTGTTTCGTAATTCAAGAATGCACTTATCTATGAACTCCGCATCTTTTAAATTCGGCGATGGGTTCTTTTCTTTTTTCTCGACCTGATTAACTTCTTCGAGCGCACGAATGATAATCATCAGGCTTGACTCTTGTCGGATGATGCGGTTTCTATAAACTCTTGCCCAGTTGCGAATACGAGGACGGAAGTCGTCTAACTCACTCACGGCGATTCTCCTTCTTCGTTTTCTTTGAGCGAACGTTCTCGCCTAAGCGGTAGCCCTTGCGGTATGCCTTCAAGCAAGAACGATTCGGGAAATTCATATCACAATCACGGTCACGCATCTTGCGAGCGAGCAAGCCATCTAAGATTCCGATATCGTTAAACCACTCGACAAGGTCAAAGTTTTTCATTGGCGGTTTTCCTTTTCGATGCGCCAAATTTGGCGGTCTACTTTAAAAGACGCTCGGCGCAAGATTTCATTTTCAGAAATTCCCATAAGACCGAGAATCTGTTTGCACGTCACCAATACATCCGCCACTTCTTCGGCAATGTGCGCCCTTGTTAGTTCATTGTGAAATTGCTTGTGTTCTTCTATTGCTTCGTCAAGTTCCAGTAGTTCCTCTTGCGTCTTTTCTAATTGATGCCGTAAGCCATAATGCGCTCCAAGAAAACGCAATCGCATCTCAAACGCTCGTCCGTCTTTCATTCGCTCTGCTCCTCGGCTCTGATTGTGATATCTATGTGGTTTTCGGTATCCCATTTTTTGCGAGCGATTAATTCATAGACGTTCGCATCGTCTTCATAAATGACTTTATTAAATCCATCGAGAACGCTTTTCTCTAAATTATCTAAATCGCTCTTTGATAGTTTCGGTTTGCCTAGCATCCGCTCTTGCTTTTTCCTACTCCAAGATTTCGGAATTTGAAAAAAGAAATCGAGCGTCAAAGAAATTGCGACCGTGCGACCGTAAGGCTTTCTCATCGCCATTGCCTTGCGAGCAGTTGCCTTTACGAATCTCTCGAACGATGCTGTGCGCTTTGGCGTGTAGGCAAAGCCCTGCCGTGTAAAGCGTGGGCGAGCCTTGCCGACTGGGACTGTTTTAAGCACAAAAGAAATAATCTCTGCGCTCATAGATACCGCCATTTATAGACTTTGCAGACGTGAAAGAACGAACCTCTGCGACCTTCAGGGATACATAAGTTCTGCATCTTCGTTGGGGCGATACGCACAGCCTTTGGGCAATAGAAGAACGGCGAGCCGTCTTCGTTTTTGTACGGGGTGCGAATCATTACCTGAACTTCTTGATTCGGCGGTGTCCACGTCTTGCGGTCGCCCTTGTCATACTCTATCCACTCGCCGAACGCTTTCTTAAGCCTTAAACTTTCCATCTGCAACCTCCGCATAAGAAAGCCCGATGTCTCCTGCGTACTGGACGCAAATTTGCTTTTGAATGCGCTCTGTCGGAATGCAAGAGCCTTCAGTAATGCAACGGATAACACGCTCGGAAAGATTCAGCATCAAAGACGTTTGCGCTACGCCGTACTTTTTAAGATACGTGTTGAGGATATAAAGCCACGGAAGAGCCTTCTTCTTTTCAGGCTTAGACTTCGGTTCGTATGTGACAGGTCTTTGCTCTTGAGCATTAAACAGGTCACGCAACATTTCTTCTTTGGTCTGTGTGTCGAGCGTGTCGGTCTTGCGAACAAGCGCACGAATATGTGAGATATTGCGCTTGGTGGTGAAGATATATTTATAAACGGCTGGTTGCATTATTGACGCTCCTTTAGCCCATCGGTGAAGCCCTTCGTGTACGCTAGACGCTCGTCATCGTGCGTATAGGCATCTGCGCCTTCTTTATATGAACGATTCTTATGAGCATCCTCTTTGCCACGGCGATACGCTTCAGCGTCACGTTCTTTCTTTCTATCTTCTGCACTACGCATTTTTTCTCTTTCCCCATTGTGTTAGAGAAAGCAAATCTTCGAGAGCGTCCGCCATTTCGCTAACTTTAGAAATTGCTTTCTCCGTATCTCTACCCAATTGTTTCTTGTCTAATGTCTCTTTGGCTTCTTGCGCTTGGTCAATCAAACGGCTTAGTAATTGGCGCATTAACCGCTTCGCTTTCTCATCGGTCATAAGTAATGCGCTGTTCCGATAATTGCCACAATGAACATAACCAGTAAAGCGATATCGACTTGAATCGGTACATACTGGTTATTGTCAAAGACGTTGTTAAGAATGCCGAGCGTGTATAAAGCGAAACTCAACAGAATGCCGAACAACATCAAAACGCCAATAAATGTTTCTGAAAGCATCACATTCTCCGATTGCTCGAAGACAATACGAAATGCAATATCAAACCGAGAATGATTCCATCCCGCAGGGCTTCGAGCATTTCCGTTGTCATTTCTTTAACGCTTCTTGACGCTTGCTAATTTGTCGGTCGAGATAAGCGATGCGCTTTTCTGTCTCTCGCAAGAGTTCAGTAAAGAGTTGCATTTGCTCATTGACCATTCTCGCTTGCGTTACCGTCACGCCTTGGTGCATAAAACCGTTACGGCTTAGGCGGTCGAGCGTGTGACCTGTGCGCTTGATTTCGTCTTTGAACGCTTCTTCTATCATCGTTGTTTCACGAGCCTTCGGCAAAGCGAGTTCCATAATCTCGCTGTGTTCTCTGCGAACGTAAGCGAGGATGCGCTTAAGGTCTTTAATCTCTTGGCGCAATTGCGCTTTTGTTTTCTTCGGTGTTGCCATTCTTATTTTCTCCTTATGGTTTTAAAGTCCATCGCACGTATACGAAAAGAAAGCCAATGCTTCACCAGTTGGGCGATAAGCCACGACTAGCAAAGAGTCGTCTTCGTATGAATGCAATTTGAAATTGAGTTCTTTAACGGCGAAGTCATCGGTGAACGGATTCGGTATCTTTCCGCCCCCTGAGTAATGCGATTCCCTTTCCGCTCGCCGTGCGATATCGTCCGCATCGTTTGGCGATGCAAGCCACGCATCACGAATACTTTTAGCGACCGTTGTCATTTCGTCTTTCATCGGTCTTATTCCTCGTCATCGGTTATCGTGTTGCATTCATAGCCGAAGGTTCTAATAATCGTGTTGCCTTCGTCTATCTCGACTTTTAAAAGCGAGAAGTCGCTGAACTCATAAAATTTGAATGTTCCGTCTTTAGTGTCGATGCTCCACGATTCACGGCATATCTCACGAGCAAGAGCCAACAGCGACTTGCTAGGCTCATCGCCTACAAATTGCTTCGTTAGTCCTTCGGTATAAAAAATATCAACGATGCTTCGTGCAATCATTTTGTTTGCTCCTTACGTTTAAAAGAAAAGTCACCAATCGTGCGACTGGGAGTAGTTGAATAAAAAAGATGCTCGGCTTCAAACCACAAAGGAATTTGACCTTGCCACGACCCGTTGCGTTGTTTGACTACAGATAACGTTGCGTCAGGCTCGTCATTGTCAAGTTGAGCGTCAAAGCCTTGCGATGCTTGCTTCTGCTCTTTAGCGATGTTGCGCTGTAGGATGAGGATATTGTCCGCTTGGTCGGTAACGACTGCCGCCCCTCGGATGCTGTACTTATCTATCTTGTCGGTTTCCCTCTCGCTCTTGCGAACGTGATGAACAAGCCAAATGTGACAATGCAATGCCTTGGCGAGTTCGCAAAGAGTCGCCACGAAATTCTTCGTGCCGTTCATTCCGTCTTCGCCGAACTCATCGCACACCTTCATCAGGTTATCAATCACAATTTGCGAGCATTTAAATTCTTTAACTGCGCTGATGATTGCGCCATAGACAAATTTCGGAGTAACACCGCCGACTTTATCAAGCACACAAATCTTGTCTCCGATGCGCTGTAAAACATCTAGCACCGTATCGGTATCGGCAGACCGTCCGCAACATTGCGAAAGCATTCGGTCGAGCGTTCTCGCAGGAGTCATCTCGAAAGACATAATGCAAGTGCGCTTCGCTTGCTTTGCAAACTCAAGTGCGAGTTGTCCAGTAAGAAGGCTCTTGCCGTGCCCTGATGCTCCTGCAATGATTGTGATTTCGCCTTCACGGATTTCAAAGTCTTGCTTGCCGAAGGTCTGTAATTTCACGCCACGCACAAGACCGTCACGAATGGCGGCAACGGTGCTTTCAAAATCTGATGCTCGCTTGATTTCCGCTTGCGTGTGAAAGTCGTTATATAACTGCTCGAAGTCTTTAAGCGGTAACAACATCGCCGTTCTCCTTTACTTTGAAGAACCCCAAACCGTCATAGGCAATGCGAGGGATGCCGTCAAAGTGAGCAATTGCGAAAGCGTTCTCTTGCTTTGTCTCGTAAGCATTGATAGCAAGAACCGCAGGATGAAAGCGCAAGAGTTCTCTAACGAATAACTTTGCGTAACGCAAGAGCGGAAAATCGAAATCGACAAACACAAAGCGATTTTCAAAACGCTTTAGAGCGGTCTTGTCGATACCGCCTTCTTGGAAGTCATAGATAAAGACATTCGGGTCGTTCCATTCCCGCTCGAATGCTTTCAAGTATTGATTCGTTGTTATTAGTACGCAACGAGTCGTGTCGTCTAAATATCCCATCATTGCTTTGCTCCTAGAAAAGCCTTGATTGCTTCGCCGTGCTGTAACGGCTCAAAATGTTGGTTGCAGTTAATCGGCTTATTATTGGTTGCAGAAAGTCCGAGCGACTGGGCTTTTTGTCTTGCGTAATACTCGTCACGCTCTTTCTGCCAATCGTGAAGTTCGGATGGCTTGACCTGTTTCGGTTCGGGTTGATAAGAACCTTCAAGCATCTTGGTTAAACATTTTTGACTGATTAAATATTCGTAATCTGCTTTCCAGTTTCCATTGTCACCACGCAAGAATGGAACTCTGCAAGCATCATCAAAATATTTTTTAGTCTGCAAGAAGAAGTCTTCTTTGTCTTTGCAGTTATGAGCCTTATAAAGCGAATGCGCCCACTTTCTTGTTTTCTTAACTCTATCGGCGTTCATTACCTTAATTTGTGGAAATACGCCTTTAGTAACGTTGTTATAGATTTCAACAATCTTAGGGAAATCGTTTTCTTCAAACGATTTCTCTTTGCTTACTTTCTTTTCTTGGTTTGCAAGAGCGAAGCCGTCAGGCTCGCTTTGCTCGTTTTTCTGTATATCTTTTATAGATATAGATTTAGATATAGATTCAGATTTAGATTTAAGGTGACGTTCGTCCACGTTCGTGTACGTTCGTATACATTCGTGTTCTATGATGTCATCTTCGCTACGTTCGTGTGCGCTCGTTTTACGGCGTTCACGCTCGTAAGCGATGCGCTGATTCTTTTCGCATTTTTCGATATACGTATCGAGTTGCTTCTTCAATTGACCACGAAGAAAAATCCAATATGACCGCTCCGAGGTTTGAGGCTCGTAATTTGGAAAATGGCGAATCGCTTTAAAAAATTCCGCTTGGTCGTGTTCGCTCATCTCGTCTATTGCTTCGTTCCAGTCTTGATAAAGCATCGGGTTGAAATTTTTTCTTTCGCTCATAGATGCTCCGCAAAGTTCGGGTTGAGGTCTGCGACTGGAATATCCGTCACGATTGAAACAGCCTTGACGAAGTTCGCAGGAACGAAACCTTTACTCGACCAAATATGAATTGTTCTCGGCTTTATCGACACACCGCAACGGTCATATAAAAGTTGAGATAGACCTTTCGCTCCGCCAACCTTTGCCATTGCTGTGTGAATAGCCAACTTGGTGGGCGTTCTGATTATGCTAGTCAAATCGCTTTGCTCCTTTAAACAAAATTTGATAACGCAATAAAAAGTTTCAGTGCATTATATACATTTTTCTTTAAAATGTTTTCGGTTTGTTTTAAAAAGTTTTTAAACGAACTGCGATAGCATTTACTTTCAATTTGTTAGGAGCAAAATAAAATGGCTAAGAAGTCAATACCTGAAAACGTCACTAAATCTTTACGCACCACGATTCAAAAAATTCTTGATGAGCGAGTTATCTCAAGAAGCGAGTTCGCTCGCTCGATTGATGCAACACCTCAATCGGTTTATCAATGGGTCACAGGTCGCAACCTGCCTTCTTCAAAATTCATAACAGCAATTTGCGAACGCTACAACGTCTCGCCACAAGTTTTAATGTCAGGCGGTGGCAAGAGCGGCTTCGTGCAATCAACGGTCGAACTGGAAGATGGAACAATCGCAATTCCTCGCTTCAACGCTTGCGGTTCGTGCGGTTCAGGCGTTAGCAATGACAATGAACAAATGATTGGTCTTGTGCGTGTTTCGCTTGCGTGGCTTCAGGCAAAGTGCCCAACGATACGAGCGAAGCATCTAGAAGTCATTACAGCGGTCGGAGATTCGATGATGCCAACGATTCGCAATTTAGATTTCCTATTTATAGATAGAAGCGAGAACGAAGTTCACGGTGATGGGATTTACGCTGTAATTTATGGCGGTGAAGTTTATGTAAAACGCATCCAGCGACAGCCTGACGGCAGTCTGCTTCTTATCTCAGACAATTCACGGTATCCGCCGATACTGATACCGCCCGACCAATTAGAAAACGTTAGCATCGCAGGAAAATGCAAGATTCATTGCTCCGCTGAAGAAATCTAACTTCCAACTACTAAACCCCGAAAATGGGGTTTTTCAGTATCTTTTAGCGTTAAATATATTTTTCTTTTGCTTTTAAGCAAACATTTAAGTGTTTTTTGTTAAATCTGTTTAAACATTTTTTATATTCGGTTGAAAAATGTTTATAATGCGCCTGTAACATCGTTTATATATAGGAGCAAAACACGATGCAAGAAACTATCACACACGCCCAAGCGACCTTCTTCGCTTTGGAACAAATGGCGAAATACCTCGCCGAAGTCAATTCTTTAAACGAAGAAATCGGCACGGTCGATATGAATCGTGGCGCACTTTGGTTTAACGCTGTGAAGCGTGCCATCAAGAAGTCTTCCGTTTCGTTCGGGATGAGCGACACGGCGATGCTAATCAACGAACTTAAGAAAATCACTTCGGGCGACTGCGCTCGTTGGGTCGGCGATGCGCTCATCAATCGCATCAAGGAGTTTTAAATGATTGAAATTTGGCAACCTCGATATAAGGATAGAACAGTCCTTATTGCTAAGTACAAAGTCGCCTATGGCGTGAACCTCATCAAGTTCACGAAAGCCAAGCACTTGCTCGGCAAGGTCTTTTCTGCTCGTAGCGAAGATATTTGCAAATGCCCAGTTCAAAGCAATGGGCGCATTACTTGCTATGTCGTGCCGATGGATTTACTCCAATTGATTTCTGAATCGTAATGTGTAGGAGCAAGACGATGAAATTATTTATTGAAACACCGATTAAAGGTCTTCACGATGCGAAGACTCCTCCGACCGATATCTGCGAGTTCTTAGAAAACTGCGCTGATGTCGCTTGCCTACTGGCATTGTTCTTCGGGGCATTCTATGGAATGCCTTTTGCGCTCGCAATGCTTGAGCACTTCTTCGGTTAAGGAGCGAGCGATGAAAATTATTAACTACGACCCTTCCGATGCCGCTCAAGCCGAAATCGACTGGGCTTACCGCTATGACGATTTCATCGAAAAGTTAATCATCAAGACCGATAACGAACAAACGGGCGCACTTTGGGATGCGGTCATTGCTAAGTTTGGCAAACCTGAACCTTCGCTATGTGATGCGATGAATGAAAGCGAAGAACTAGACGACTTCGTTAATCAAACGGCTTACGAAATCGTTTCTAAGCAATGCGAGGATTAAAGATGAGAAGAGAAATTGATTTTTACGATGAGGTTCACGACTTATTAGATGACCCATCGCCTAAGTTCAAAGACTTCGTAGAGCGCACGACAGGGCTCGACTATGAAGACGAAGACTTGAGCGAAGACGATTTAGAGCGTCTCGCTTACTCGTTCATTGAAGATGAAGCGGATGCTTACGAACTAGACGAAGCGGAGTCTCGCTACGAACGAGGGCTCGAAGACTGGGAACGAGCGCACGGATATAGATATTAACAACGCTGTAGGAGCGAAACATTATGAACCCGAATATTGAAGAAACGGACGATGTAATTTTTGCAATCGTCCCTTGCGAAAAACGTCAGGCAACTTTTGATGATGTCGATTGCACACCACCTGACCCTGACGAATTAGACGAACTCGATTTAGACCTTTTACTGCACTAGGAGCAAAAAAATGGAATTGAAGAATAACGTCATCGTGGCGGACGATAAAGCCACGCAGACCGCCGAAGATTTAACGGTCACAGCGAATGGCAAAGCGAAGGTTTACTCTGCGCTCGCAAAAGCGCAATCGGCTTTCCTCTCTCCCATCAAGGATGCGAAGTATAACTATGGAAGGTATGCAACTCTTAGCGGTTGCCTTGAAGCGGTTAAGCCTGCTTTGAACGCTAACGGTTTATTCCTCTCGCAGATTGTCGAGCCGATGGATGCTCGCAACCTTCGCATTAAGACGCTCGTGTTTCACGAGTCGGGCGAATATTTGGAACTCGGCTCAATCATCGTTTCAATTGATACAGGCGGACGAATGAATGCGAACCAAGCGGCAGGGTCTGCAATCACTTACGGTAGACGCTATAGCCTTTGCGCCGCTTTAGGTATCTCTGCTATCGAAGATGATGACGATGGCAATGCTTCGGGACAAGGCTCGGCAGGTGAGCATTACGCACAACGCAAAGCACCAGTAGCGCAACCGAAGCCGACAGTTTCGCAGGAACAGGTCAATGCAACGGTCGAGCAATACAAAGCGAAGTTCGATGCTTGCGCTACACCTGAAGACTTGACCGAACTCGGAAAAGAAGTCGGCAAGCAGATTAAGCCTGTGCGTGATGCGCTAGTCACAGCGTACAAAGACGCTCGCAAGCGCATTAATGCCGAACTCGATAAGGCTTTAGGAGAGTAAGCGATGGAAACCACTCTGCAAAGAACACCTGAGTGGTTTTCCGCTCGACTCGGAAAACTAACAGGCTCAAGAGCGAGGGAAGCCTTCGATGTTTACCAGTCAGGCAAAGACAAAGGTAAGCCGAAAGAATGCGCCATCAAACTCGCTCGTGAACTTGCAAGCGAACGCTTGAACGGTCACGGATACGAGCAAGTGTCTTGTCGTGCGATGCAATGGGGCGTTATGCACGAAGACGAAGCCCGTCAAGCCTACGAGGATTACACAGGAAGCGAAGTGACGCAGGTCGGATTTATCGACCATCCCGAAATTAATAATTTCGGCGCATCGCCTGACGGCTTAGTTGGCGCTGATGGTTGCATCGAAATCAAATGCCCTAGCGAAGCAACGCATAACGACCGCTTGCATCTAACAGAAGCCCCCGAAGAATATCGTGCGCAAATGATGGTCGAGATGCTATGCACTGGGCGTAAATGGTGCGACTTCGTGGACTACGACCCTCGCAATGATTCAATCCCTCTCATCATTATTCGGTATCAACCGAGCGAGAAAGAACGCAAGGAGACCGAAGAAAAGGCAATCGCCTTTTTGAAGATGGTCGATGAAGAAGAACAGTTCCAAAGAAAGCGTGCGGAAGAATTTAGAGCAAACCGCTATCAAGAAATTTGGGACAAATTAGAGGACGAAGAATTTAAAGGATAAGGGATTAGTGCCGAGGGCGTTTTTGCTCCGTTCTCATCGTGTTTCTTTCCCTCGGCACGTCCCACCCAATTCAAGAGCGGGAGCGTTTGAGAAGAAATCTGACAAGCCCGAAAGACCCAGTTCTCGCTCTTGAACCAAATAGGAAAGCAAATGTAGGAAAGCAAATGAAACCTGATGAAGAAAAAATTTTTAAATGCTTCCAGTCGCTACAGGAAAAAGCGCAAGACACTATCGAAGCGATGCGAACCGCAATCACGTTAGAGCAACTCGACCAAATGTGGGCTTGCTATAGAACTGTGGCGCAGGTCTGCGAAGCGTTAGAGATTGATTTCGGCGAATGCTCGGACTTGCCTGTTGGCATTCGCATTCTACCGAAGCAACTGGAACTCGAAGCGATGGATGCTTATCAGAGCCGATTAGATGAATTAACAACCGAGAAACTAAATTTTGAAGGAGATAAATAAATGCCGTCAGTCAATAAAGTTTTGCTCATTGGGCATATCGGAAGCGAACCTAAGACCGTTCAAACGAAGAACGGCGGAACGATTGCTAACTTCAGCGTTGCGACCTCTCGCTTTTATAAAGATGGTCAAAATAATTCTGTAGAAGAAACCGAATGGCATCGCATTGTCGTTTTTGGTCGCTCTGCCGAGTATGCGAGCAAGTTAAAGAAAGGCGGTCTCGTCTTTGTCGAAGGTCGCTTGAATACAACCAAATACACAGATAAAGATGGAGTAGAGCGCACACAGACAAAGATTGTTGCCGAGAAATTAAGTTCGCTTGAAAAGCGTGAGAGCGGTCAGCAACAAGCGCAACAGGGCGAATCAGATTCTTTTGACCACGGCGAAGATGTGCCGTTCTAAGGAGTGAGCGATGGATACATTAAACGAATTGAACGCTACCAGTCTTGATGCTATCGCAGAACTTGCGAAGAAGAAAATCAAGACAGAGCGAGAGCAAGAGCCCTTGCTTGTCACTCGCAATCAAATTAATCAGATGTGCGGTCTGACCAATAACTCTGCGACCGTTCGCAATTGGACGAACGACCCGACTTTCCCGAAGCCGATTCCGCATTCAGGCGTTACACGATGGTTTAAAGCCGATGTCATCGCTTGGCTTCGTGGCGATTATGTTTCAGCGTAAAGGAGCGAGCAATGCGATTAGATATCGAAGGAATAAAAGAGGCTCTAAGAAAGGCACAGGAAGCAAAAGAAAATATGCGAACTGATTATTTCGAGAATCACGCAATCCGCAATTTCAGGCAAGGCGAAAAGATATATTTTTGCTCTGCCGATGTTTGCAGGGCGATTCAGTACAAAACGGATTTCGACCGCTATATGCCCTGCCCTGATAAGCGTATGCGCTTGAGTCTTACCGAAAGCGGTGCGCTTAGGGACGTTTCGTTCTATGAAAGCGATTACATTCTCTCATTCTTAAGTAAAACAAGAGTGACGCAAGCGAAGGCGTTAATTATTTGGATTGAAAATCTCGTATCGGGAAAACAGGAGCAAAACGCTAAAACCGATGAGAAACCAATAATGCCGAAGACTTACGCCGAAGCGTTACGTGAACTTGCGAAACAGGTCGAAGAAAAAGAAGCCTTGCAAGCACAACTTGCGAAACAGAAAGCGCAGATTAACCGTGAAGCGGTGTTGCAGATTCTCGCCGATATGTTGAGGGAAGCGGAAGAGCGCAATAGCGAATTGTTCAATCGTAAATAGGAGCGAGCAATGCTAGAAGAATTTTCGGTAATTGAAAACGTCAGCATCAGCGAGATTCGTCACTTCTTTTCATTGTATGCGAATAAGGGCTTAGTCGTCTTGCAGTATCAAATTGCGTGTCCTGAAACAGGCGATATGCGAGACGTTGCGAATGTTCCGCTTCCGTCTGAGAAAGCAAGAGCATTAGGCGAGTTGTTAATTCGTTACGCAGGGTATGCAGAAAAATAATCCCAGTCGCTCGCTTCGGCGAGCGGTCGGGGCAAGGAGAAAAGATGTTAGGAAAGATGAATAAAGCGCAAGAGGAAAGAGAAAATATTTTGAAGGCTCGTGGTTATGCGTTTGGCGGTCAGCATCGAGAAATCGGAAGGCTCGTATTTGAAGCGGTCGATGTTGATATGTCGCCGTGGTCGTTCTTTAAAGACGATGACGGCGAAGAAGGCGCATTGCGAGCCATTATGTTTGAGTTCGCCGACAGTTCTCGCCTTCGTGTGATTCTTGAAAAAGGCGCATCGCTCGTTTCTATTGCTGATGCGGTTGTATTGCCGAGCAAAGGAGAATACTAATGTTTAACAATATCAGCGATAAATGGGCGTGTCGGGTTCTCAAGGGCAGATACGACACCGCTCTTTTAGAAAGTCTGTTCGGCTCGATGTTAAGGGAATCCAACAGCGTTTCCATCTTCCGCACGAAGAACGGCGATGAAATTTATATCTTCGTCTTTGCCGATGGAACAACGTTAAATGTCACGCTCGACCGTGAAGCAATCTGTACCGATGTCATCGGAACTTACACCGAGGAGCAACAATGAAAGAAATAGAAGCGTGGAACTGGGTCTTTTCGCACATTAAGAACCGTGAAGAAGGCGAAGCGACCTTTGGACGTTTTTATATCCGCTTGCACGACTTCGCCGAAATTCCCGAAGGATGGAAACCGAGCGCACTTGAATTTGAGCGAGACCCCGATTTTTTTAAACAGCGAACGCAAGAAATCGAGAAGCCAATTCATTTTGGTTTTGCGGTCGGGTGCTTCAAGCAATGGTGCGGCTCGGGAAGTTTCGCTTTCAAAGACACGATAGAAGAAGCAACGGATGAAGTAATCGAGCAAGTAAATTGGTGCTTAAAACAGGTCTACAGAGAAGAACAACCACAAGGGCAATTACTATGAAAACGTGCGCTGTGTGCGGAAAAGAGATTGCAGACAAGGTCGGGAATAATCGAAAGTATTGCTCGCCACAATGCGCTAGAAAAGCCGAGCGAAAATATTCAATCGAGAATATTAAAGAGCGAACAAAACGAATGCACGATGTACAGCACAAAGTGTATTACGCATATCAAAACAAGTGCGCTTTGTGCGGTTGGCAGATTTCAAAAGAATTGCTTTGCATCAGAGGACGTTATCAATGGTCGCACGGTTGCGCCATTCATCATATTGTTCCAGTAAGTAAAGGTGGAAGCGATGCTTACGATAATTTGATTTTGCTTTGCCCGAACTGCCACAAGAAAGCAGACCTCGGCTTGATTCCTGCCGAGCAGTTAAAAGAACGAACCGAGCCCTATAAAAAAACCGAAGAAGAAACGATGCGAGAGAACCGATGCTCGGAAATTCTCTGCGATTTAATATCCAACGGATTAGACGTTTGAGCCTAAGTTTTTGAGGAAAAACGCCCCAAAAATGCAATTTTTTAGCGATTTTTTGAAGAAATTTGTCAAATTAAGCGATTTTTTTATAAAAACTCTTGCATTTTGATTTGAATAGTATATAATTCAAATAGTTAATAAATTAACAGGGCGTAGCCCATTACTTAGGAGCAAAGCAAATGACAAAATTAATGATTTCCAAACTCGAAGCCCAGTACCTAATCATTCAGGAAGTCGCCGATTTTCTGAAGGAACAGCACGAACTCGCAGGCGGTTACATTGAAGAAGAATACTTCGACTGCGGTACGGAATATCGTCGTGCGCTCGAAAGTGCTTACTACAACGTCAAGAATGCGCTCTGCCCGATGATTTGCACCGAGCGTTTCATCAAGGAGATTCGCCACGAGTTGGAAGCCGAGGAACTCTACGTTAATACCGAGACCGAAGAATCGCTCTTTGTCGAGCGTTTCGAGAATCTCGCTAAGGCGATTCGTGAACAGTCCGAGGAAATCCTCTAATCAACAGGGCGGAGCAATCCACCCGATAACTGCGAGTAAAAAAGATGAAAGAACTCGAAAAGAAATTGATTGAAGCGGGCGGTCGCCTTTGGGAGAAAAACGGTTACCGCAGAATTTACATCAACGGCGCAAAGACACTTGAAGCCGTGTTCGGGCTTTCCATCGAGCGTTACAAGAGCGGAAACGTTCTCTCCGCCAAACTTTGCGGCGAGAGGATTTCCAATACACAAGCGAAGGCGATTCTTCGCCATAAACCCTATTTCGATTGCATCGCCGAAAGTTGGGTCGATACTGGATGCGAACCGTTATCTGAATTTCAAGCATAAGGAGCAAAGCAATGACTTACCAAACTTTAGCGCAGACATTCTGCAACGCTTTTGAGACCATCGACCGAGAGGACGATGGTAAGCGGAACTACGAGCAGTTCCGAGATTTCAAACAAGACCTTGAGAAGGTCGTAATCAACGCAAGGGAGGAATGCCCTGAATCGCACGACAGCACGTTAATTCTCGCACTGACAGATGGTTCGGTGCTTCGCCTTGCCAATCCTAATCAATCCGCTTTCTGTGCTTATGCGGAGGTGTTAAATGAGTCCAATTAATGTCATTAGTATGAATGAGTCGCTTGTCGCCCATATCAGCGCAAATATGCACAGGCTCGAACGGCTCGCAAAGAGCGCAAGAACGACTATGGCTCTCTGGGGCTATAAAGAAGCCTTCGATATTCTTGAGGATACAGCCAACGCAATTGCGGAAGATGCGAAGTTCCTCGATAGGGAACTCTGCCACTCGCTTAAGAATATCGTTGCGAAGCACAGAGAGCAATTCGACAAGAACTGCAAAAACAATCCGAATAATATCGAGGTGCGCCGATGACTAGCACAGGAACTTTTTGAAGACGCTAAGGCACAGAGACTAATTTAATCATCGGGGGCAAAACGCCCCCAGCAGGAGCGAAACAATGTTTATTTCAATTGAGCAGTACCGAGCAGGGCTTTTCGACTTGCTCACCAAAGCCGAGCGGTCACGGACAAGCGAGGAACTCGCTGTTACTAAGGCGATGTTCGATGGTCTTATGCAGACGCTACAACGTCAGGCAGAGGACGAAGAACAGCCGAACGAATTTGAGCAGACCGCCGAAACTTATCAGGCGTGTTTCGATATGACGCTCGTGCAGAAATTCGATTCGGGAATTTATCTATGAGCGAATTTCACAAGTTCGCAAAGTTCCGCTTTGAGCGAGCAAAGCGAGCGGTGCTAAAGAAGGCGAAGCGTCTCGGCGTTGATGCTGAGTCGCTCGCCGATTGGTCAGGTGCGACCTACTACGAGACAAGCCACGATGAAGAAGTGTTGTGGTTCTATGAGCGCAGGAACTGGAAGATAAAAATGCGAAGCGGTGATTTCTTCTTCTTAGATAACCACTTCGTCAAATTGCTAGAAGAAGAACGGCAGGACGCAAGAAAGAATGCCCCTGCTTATAAAGTTGGCATACCATCAAAGACAAAAGGAGTGACAATCGAATGAGTAGCGTAGCAGAGAAGTTATACGAAGCGACAAAGATTCTCGGCGAGGTCGAGAAAATCAAAAGTAAGTTTGTTGTTTGGGAAATTGAAGACGATGAACGCAGAGAAAAGATGGCGCAAGACGAACAGCAAGAAGTCGTCAAGCAATGGCTCGGTGCAATTGGCTTTCTAGCGCACATGTTGGCGGTCAATGTTGATACGGTCAAAATCAAAGCATCGAAGAAAGAAAACTTTGAATTTGTCAGATTGCCGATGGGTCTTGAATCCAAAGAACAGCAAGGCACGAAAGACTTTTTGACGTACTCCGATGGCTCGATGCTTGTCATCCGATATTCAGGTTTAGTTCCAGTTGAATTTACAGCGTACAAAAAGTGAGCGATAAAAATGAAAATGATGAAATCTAGCGCAAGATGCAATGTGAAGTTAGACCTCAAGGAAAAGAAGATTGAGTTAGTAGTTAGAGAGGATTCAGGCTACGAAAGCAAAGTGCTGTTCGGTGCTGACGTTGCGTATAACATCGGATACACGCTAGAAGCCTATGCGCTGATGTTAAAACAGAGCGATAAAGAGGGGGAGAAAAAATGAGCGATGGGCTTTTACATAAAGAAATTATTCATCTACACGGAACGCAATTTTTAAATATTCACACAGATGGATTCGAGAAAATCGTCATTAGCAGTTCTTTTCAGAAATTACACGACAAAGTTCGGTACGATGGCGAATTTTCTTATTATCAGGAATTATTGCCGAGTCAAGCGAAAGAACTCGGTATTGCGCTAATCTGCGGAGCGAGCATCCAAGAGAACAAAAAATTTATTTCGGTCGATGGCTACAATCTTGAATCTTTCAGCGGTCGCAATGAATGCGACTTTTATCGAAATGGGCAACGGTACGTCTTAGCGTATTCGCTCGGCAATAATCGTGGTGGGCGCACCATCTACCATAGCGATAAGGAAGATATGGATGTGACGGTCACGAGGATTGAAATCCGACTTGATAAGTACAAAGAGATTAAAGAAATCCTTGTAGAGACAGAAGAATGCGAGGACGAGTACGAAACGTTTGAAGAAGCATTTACGGATTTAGATTTTCCCGATGAAGTTAAAGAACTCGCAACGAAATTAATCGGCAGAGCCGAAGAACTGGGGCTGTTTTAAGGGGCGGAGCGATGAACGGTGAAGGTTATAAATTGATTCACGCTTGCTCGTTGCTATCGGACGAGAAAGAAATTAAATTTTCTAATCGGTCGCAAGACTGGTTCTTTTATAAAACCGAAAGCCAAAACGTGCGAATCGAATACGTCACAATTTGGTTTAGTTCGTTGTCTTGCATCACGTCAATCAAGGTCAAGGGAAAGGACGAGCAGGAGAACGACTTTGATAAAATTTGGCGCAATGCGGATGATGCGCCGTTATCGGTCAAAAGTCTTGCGTGGCTATTACTGCGTGAGTTTTATAGCCGAGGGGTTTTAAACGAATACTGAATCCGAGCCGAGCCATTGCGCTCGGCATTATTTTATAAATGCTCAAGACCATTTTGCTGGAACTAGCAAGATGGTCTAAATATTTGCACGGTCTAATTTATAAACGCTCTGCGATTTCTTGCGCTGTCTGTCTGTAGTAGCGCATCAGCATCTTTAAATCTCGATGCCCTGTTTGTCGAGCAAGTGCCATTACGTCAAGCCGTGGCGCACCTGTGCGAGGGTCAGGGGAAGCCGCCCACGTTGCAAAGGTTGCTCGCCCATCGTGAAAATGCAATGCTTCACGAATCACATTGCCTTTAGAGTCACGAACAACGCCAAGTCCTGCTCGCTCACGCATTCGGCGAAAGAGTTCGTCTCTCGTATTGTCTCGCATCGAAAATAATTCTGCACCCCTCGCCTGTCGGACAAGATTAAGAATCTTCATCGCATCTTTGCCGATTGCGACATCACGTTTTGTGTTGGTCTTCGTTGCTCCCGCAGGGAGATGGATTACCTTATCCTCTATCCACGCTTCTTCGATTTTCAAAATCTCTCCTGCTCGCATTCCTGTTCGGCAAGAAAACAGAAAAGCGGCAATGACTAACTGCGAACTGTTTTCAGGCGGTGTCTGCATATCCCATCCGCTCACCGTAAGCAGTCGCTCGATATCTTCGGCGGTCGCTATGCGCTCACGGTGTTCGGGTGCTTTCGGAAGATGAATGCCACGCACAGGAGAGTCAAGCATAAAGCCTTGGTCAATCGCCCAATGAAATACAGCGGACAACGTAGCAAATTCTCTTATCAATGTTGCGCTAGAAATTTGCTCACCAGTTTGTGGGTTTATTTCTTGCGCTCGCATATCTGCGAAGCGTTGCATTATCTGCCGTGTAATCTTATCTAAGCGCAATTGCGCAAAGTCACGGCGAGCGAGCGATTCAAGCCGTAGCGTTTCTTGCTTGATTCCTCGCTTCTTCATCGTTTCAGAATCTCGGTACATTAAAAGAAGGTCGGTCAGCGTTAATCGGCTCGACCGTCTTTCGGGGTTCAATTCGATAAATTCCTTAAAGCGTCTTGCGGTCGCTTTATCTTTGAACGTGCGCTTGTGAGACTTACCTTCGCACCGATAGCCGACAGAGAAAGTTCCGCTTGGCGTTTTCGTGATGAATGCCATTTTTTGCTCCTACTGGGTTTTTCGGGCAGTTTAAAAGAGCGGTAGCAAAAAAGGTAGCGTTTCGGTAGCAGGAAACAGCAAATTTGGCTCAATTTTGCGCATTTTCCGAAATCGGGATTTAACTTAATTTCTTTGAAAATGCAAGGAAATACAGGAAAACTACAGAATATTAAAAATATTGTTGGTGCACGGTACTTGCGCCAAGTTTTCTTTATAAATCAAAGTTTAAATCACGTTTCGGCTGCCGAAATATACGCACTTTTTTGGCAACGCAAATTTTTTTGGTTTTGGCTTGCATTCTGATTTAAATAGTATATAATTCAAACTAAGTTAAATAATAACGGGCGTAGCCCATTGCATAGGAGCAAAGCAAATGACAAACAACCTCGACAAAATCTACGCAACACTCGCCAACTACCAATCAACGTACAAAATGGCTGTCAAGGCGCAGGAACTCTTAACCGCCAAGAAAGCCACCGCCGAAGAACTCGCTAAGGTTCTCGGTGCGCTCGCAGGGCGTAGCATCAAGACCGTTGTCCGTGGCAACTACTGGAACGCCCCAGAACAGGAGGTTTTCCAGTTCGACAATGGCGATGACATCGTTATCAATCGTGGCTTGTGGATTTCGCACGTTTCCGCCAAGGTCAAGAAAGAAGACGAAGAATGGGCGGCTCGCCATCACCAAGTCGAAGAAAAATAACTAATCAATCGGGCGACTTCGGTCGCCCGCTAAAGAGGAGCAAGACAATGACAACAGCGTTAGTAATCACCAAGAGCAATGCCCAGTATCTCATTTTTCAAGAGGTCGCTTCTTTTCTTAAAGAACAGTTCGACCTCGCAGGGCGAGAAGCCGACTGCGATATGATTCGCACAGCCGAACGCTATCAGAAGGAACTCGACCGTGCATATCGTGAAAGCCTTTCGTTTGCGTCACGCTATGACATTATCGGCACAGAGCGTTTCATTAAGCGCATTCGCTTGAATCTCGAAATCGAAGGGCTTTATATCAATACCGAAACGGATTGCTCACTCTTTGTTGAGCGTTTCGATAAGTTAGCAGTCGCTATCCGTGAAGCGTCTGATGAATTGGTTTTAGCGCAGTAATTAATTTCAGGGCAGATAATCCCTGTCCCTCAATAGGAGCAATGAAAATGAAAGAAATCGAACTTTACGCAGTTTGCCAAGGCACAAGCGAAATCGGAGTTTGCCTTAACGGCTTTATGAAGCACACAGGGCTTATGGTTCGCCAAGAGAAGGACGGCACGAAGGTTTGGAGTCGCAAGAGTGGAAAGATGGTCTTCGACCCGAAGAAGCATTACACGCTGTCTAATGACAAAGGTCGCCAAGAATTTGCGGACGACCTCGAAGCGATGGGGCTTCTCGGCAAGCGTTACAACGTTTGGAAAGCGGTTCAGAACGCCGAGCCGTTCAATACTGGTGATGACTCGGTAGACCGTGAAGCGATGGCTTGCTATACCGATTGCTTCGACCTTGGCGAATTCTTAACTGATGCCGATGCAATCGAAGCGGCTGAAGAAATTCAGACTGAGCACGATATGGAAGCGAGCGAAGTCCTGAAAGAAGCAGGATTCGATGATTCTTTGGGCGGTGCAGGGGCTTGTTATACAGCGCACTTATTCCGTGAAGAAGAAGACGAAGACGTGCAAGTCGAGATTTAACGAATCGGGGCGAGCAATCGCCCCCATAATCAAAAAAACAGCGTTTAGGATATAAAAATGAAAAAAATTGATTTTGAAAAACTCACAGATGAGCAACAGGAAGAATTTGTCAAGGGATTTATGGACGCTGACGATATCGGCGTTGAAGACTGGGATTGTTCGACTCCATGGGGCTGTCCGTGGTTTTGGTCAAGTCCAGTAGAACTTGAAGGCGAGGATGCTTACGAATGGGGTCAAGCGTGGTTCGAGAAGAATCGTGCGGAGATTAAGGAACTGACGGACGAAGAACAAGAAAGAGAACAAGAGCGCAAGGAGCGAGCCGATGACATTTAAGCGCAAGGAGCGCAGGGGCGGTCGGCGTGAAGGCGCAGGTCGCCCTCGTGGCGAATTTCAAGAAAAGGTCGTTATGTTCGTTTCGAGCGAACAGCGCAAGAAGATTAAAGCCCTTGGTGGCTCGAAATGGTTCAGGGCGATGTTAGACAAGCAGGGAGCGCAAGAATGATTACGCAGTTAATCGAAGATAAAGACGAATGCGGTCTTGTTGATGATACGCATTTTCTGATTGATGGAAAAGAGTCTGCCCTGCTAGTCGATATGCAAACCGAACTTACGAGCATCGGTATTTATCTTCGTCGAGCATCAAGAGCGCACGAAGAGCCGAAGTGCGGTTTAGAGCCACGGCTTGAATGGCTTGAATTGACGAACGTCTACAATGACTACCGTGTCGGTTATGAAACTCGCTCTCTAAAAGATGCGGACGTTCAGAGCGAGTTAGTTCGTGACGTTCTAGCGCAAGGCTATACGATGGACGAGATTATGAACGGCATTGAGCGCATCGGGATGAGCAGAGTAAAGAACCCTCGGTTGCTTACCGAGCAACAGCCCGAATGGCAAGAACAAGAGTTGTTCGTACTGGAATAAAAAAACAGCGTCACAAATTTGTGATGCTCGCACGAAAAGGAGCGATGCAATAAAATGCTTTTTGTCGATGGAAGCGATGTTTAGGAAATCAGCGTTTTCTCGCAAGAGCCGAAAAGAGGAAAAGTACCGCAAGCCTGTTTAAAGGTTTTAGATTCATCGGTTGGCTCGGTACTCTTTCGGTTTGCGCTAGACCCAATTCCTCGTGGTAATGTGGCGCAGTCCACTACGTAGACCTACGAAATAGCCCCGACAAGTTCGGGGCGTTTCTTATTATGGAGGGTGTACAATCTGCACCGAGTCCAAATCAGATTAGCCCTCAGACGTGAGGGCTTTTCTTTTTCAGTTCCAGCAGAGCAATTTATGCGAGCGCATAAAATGATATTACTTGACGACATCGCTCAAGGCTTTGTAGTCTGTGGCGTACTGCTGAACCATTCGGCTACCTCTTTCAGCCAATTCGCTACCTCGGACGAGTAAGCGTCTGCATCCTGCGTATCGCTCAACAAGAGCGTTTTGGGAATATTCGGACGCTCGCTCGGTTTCACGATTGTTTGAGTCGTGCAACCGTTTAAGCAAATCAGCATTGCTACGATTAAGAGAATCAAGCCGAGCGTTTGCGGAATCACGTTCTTCAATTGCTTTAGAAAGTTTCTGAGCATTTTCTTTCTCCTGTTGCGCCACCTGAATAGCCATCTGCGCCCTTATATCGGCTATCTGCGCTTCGTATCTGTGCGATTGGTACGAATACGCCAGCCAAGCCGAGAAAGCGCACGCTAGAGCGATTAAAGCGGCTTTAAAGTATTTCGTGTCGACAAGCGAAGCGAGGAGCGATAGAGCAGTAGACCACATCAGCACACCTCATCTAAAAAATACTCACGCTCTTTGGCTCGCCGTGAGACCAAGCCCTGAAGAACTTTGCCATTGGCGTGAACCCATTTGCCAAATTCCTCGCTTGCGCCGAGAACGTCACCGCTGTTGAATTTCTTCAGCAGGGTTGAGGAGCGGAGCGCACCCACACCGAGGTTATAAGCGAAGTCGAGCAAGGCGATGAACTGCCCTTTTGTCACTTGCACCTTTACATACTTAGCGACTTGCGCCTTGAAGCGTTCAAGGTCGAGCGTCAGCATTTGGTCAGCCTGTTCTTTGGTGATTCTCGTCCCCAACACCACGCCTTTCGTGTGACCGTAGCCTATTGTTGGCACTCCCGCAGGGCAAATGTACGCTTCAAGTTTCAAGCCCTCACGGTCTTTTACGAGCGGAGCGGCACATAGTACCTCCCACTTACTGAAGTCACGTTTCATTTATGCACTCCCCTGTTTTTGAGTTGCTCTAAAAAGTGTTGGAGTTGTTCAGGGACAAAGCCACGATGCACCCTGCCAAGGTTTTCCAAGATGGACAGCATTTCATTAAGCGCAAAGGCAAAGATGAAAATCATCTGAATCGTTTCTAGA